AAAAAGATGCAAGTATTAAATTTAATTAGACCAGAGAAGAGTAATATTACCTATAATGTTACTACATTCCCTGACGGTGAACCTCACATAGTCCTTGGTGATATTAATAGAAAGGATAGTGTAACAGTTGTATGTAGAATAGCAAATCCTAATGATTTGTACATACTACTTCAAGTGGCTGATATTCTCAGCAGACATGAAGTGATATTTACACTACAAATCTATTATCTTATGTCTATGAGAATGGACAGAGTAATATCTTTCAATGAATCATTCAGTTTGAAAGTGGTTGCTAATCTAATCAACAGTATGGGAGCAGAGTCAGTTCATGTTCTTGAACCTCATTCAGGTAAAGTTCAGGACTTGATTAACAAATACTGGGGAGATGTGTTCATGCAAATGCCTAACTTCACTGGATATATTCCAGTATTTCCAGATGCAGGTGCAGTTGAAAGACATGAATATATGGGTGAACATAAACTTATATGCAGTAAAACTCGTAATCCAGAGACAGGCAAGTTAGAAGGATTTTCCATTGAGAACCCAGAGTTACTTGAGAATGAAGAACTCATTGGTATGCCTTTAGTTGTGATTGATGATTTGTGTGATGCTGGTGGAACCTTTGTAGGTGTTGCTAGTAAAATCAGAGAGATAAATCCCAACAGAAGATTGGCTATCTTTGTAACTCACATGGTTAATCGTAAGGGTATTACAACTCTTAGTGAGAACTATGATGAAGTTTACTTCACTAACTCATATTTCAACTGGGAAAACCTTGAGCTGCCTAGCAATGTAAGTGTTATCAAAGTGGTGTAGATATGAATAAAGTGGTTAAAATTGCTGTATGGCTGGTGTTAATTATATGGGGGATTAATCAATCTTTCAATATGATTTCACAAGCTAATACAGTGGAGAATGTTGTAGGGTTCTTCTTATTAGTGGCAATAGTACTGGTAACAATTAAATTTACAAGAAAACATGAAAAGTAAGTTTGTAAAGAGGCTGTTGACAGCCTTTATGGTGATGACAAGTGTAATTGTGTTCTCATCATGTGAGAGAATTGATGCAGGCTGTGAAGGCATCAAAGTAAACCTTTATGGTGATGACAAGGGTGTTGGTGATGTGGCTTTGGTATCTGGTAGAGTGTGGTATAATCCCTTTACTACTGAGGTATATGAATACCCAATGTATGTTCAGACTGTAGATTATCCTGCATTTGAAATCAATGCTAAGGATGGTAGTAAGTTTGTAATTGACCCTACAATTAACATCAACCCCATTGCAGGAAAGGCTCCTGAAATCTTTAGGAAGTATAGAAAACCTCTTGAGGATGTAATTCAGAATGTTCTTGTTACCCATATTAGGAATGCCTACAGATTGAAACTCAATGCTTATACTACTGATGATTTGGTGAGTAAGAGAGAAGAGTTTGAGAAGGTTACAGAAGACTATTTAAGGGAAGTGTTAGCTAGAGAAAACTTTGCTCTTGGTGAAATGACTTCTGGTCTTAAATACCCAGAATCTCTTGAAGCTTCAATTACTGCCAAGAATAAAGCTGTGCAAGATGCTTTGAAGATTGAGAATGAGATTAAGTCAGTAGAGGCAGAAGGTAAGAAACAGGTTGCAGCAGCTACTAAGGCAGCAGAAGCTTTGAAGATTAAAGGTGATGCAGAGGCAGAGTATAACAGAAAGATTAGCGCTTCATTATCTCCTCTAATTGTACAACAGAACTTTGTTGATAGATGGGATGGCAAGTTGCCTACTTATGGTACTGTGCCTCAATTATTTAAAGATGTGGCAGGTAAGTAATTATGGAATGGATTATTACTGGAATCATATTTTTCTTAATAGAATTGTATGTAATTTCTCACACCTATGAATCAGAGTATGGTCTTATTAAAAGAGATAGCAATAACTATAGAAAAATCTATGGCATCATAGAAGGCAGTGAGGAGAAGCTCACATTAACTGTTGGAAGACTGTTAGTTCTTATAGTAGCTAACATAATTTCTGTAGTTAATATACTCTACTTCTTATTCTTTATAGGATGGTGGATTAAAAGAGCAAGTTACCCAGAAGATAGAGAAACTACCTGTGTTATCTGGAGATTGAAGTTTGATAAGTTCACAAAGTCAGTGATTACCAAGCTAAGTAATTTACTAAATAAAGAGTTATGAAACAGCGAATAATCAATATTCTACTGTTCATTATGTTGATTGGTCTGGGTATTTATGTGTACCTAGACCATGATACCAATGAACACAAGCCTCAACTAGATGTAAAACTTGAGCAACCAGAGTTCTTGGATGAAGAACTTAGTGATAGTACTTTACTTAAGGCACTTATCTATTATGAAATCAATGAACCTTTGATTGTATTAGCACAAGCTAAGCTTGAGAGTGCTAATTATAAATCAAGGTTATGTAAGGAGAAGAATAATATCTTTGGATTGTATGATAGTAAAGCTGGACAGTATTATAACTTTGACCATTGGACTAATTGTATTCTAGCATATAAGAACATGATAGAATATAAACAAAAGGATGGTGAAGATTACTATCATTTCCTACTTAGGATTAAATATGCAGAGGATGTAGAATATATTGGAAAGGTTAAAAGCATAGTATCAAACTTACCCCCGTAGATATGAATAGAGAAGAAGCAAGTAAAGAAATACAGGCAATAAAGTCTAAGAACATACTCCTTGAGTTAGTTACATCATTTGGTAAGACTAAACAAGCACTTGACATTATGGTCAAAAGGAACCCTAAGAACATACTTATCTTAGTACCAAGACTAGTATTAATACAGAATTGGAAGGATGAATTTGTTAAATGGAAGATGGACAAGTACTTGAAGAGAGTTACATTTAGTACTTATGTAGGTATTAAGAAGCATGAAGGAGAATCTTTTGATATGTTGATAGCAGATGAATGTCATCATTTCACTGATAAATCACTTGATGTAATTAGTACTATGACATTCAAGTATAGTACTCTCTTATCAGGGACTGTTATAAACTCAAAGAAAGCTGCATTAAGAGCTAGTTTCAAGGATTTATATTGTTACAAAATCACTATGAAGCAAGCTCAAGAGGAAGTATTAGCAGAGCCAAAAGTGTATCTTATACCTTATACTTTAGATAATACTGACAGAAAATATCCTTTTAAATTAAGGAAGTTAGCTAAAGGTAAGAGTATTACTTGTGACTATTCAGATAAGTGGAAGTATCTCAAAGACAAGTCCTATACTACTGTTATTGTTAACTGCACTCAGCAGGAATACATCAATGAATTGAGTGCTAAGATAGACTACTGGAAGAGAATGTACATGAGAGGTAGAAATGAAGTATTCAAAAACAAATGGCTATACCTAGCTGGTTTAAGGCTAAAGATGCTAAGTAACTTCAAGACCTCTATTGTGTCTAACCTTCAAGTGCATCTTAGAAAGCAAAGATGTCTGACTTTCTGTAACTCTATTGAACAGACAGAGATATTGGGTAAGAACTGCATTAATAGCAATAACAAGGACTCAGATAAAGTACTTGAGCAGTTCAACAAGGGAGAAGTCAATCAGATTACATCATGTAATATGTTGAATGAAGGTATGAACCTTGTAGATTGTCAGGTAGGAATATATGCTTCTTTGAATAGTAGTGAAGTTATGATTAAGCAGAAGCTGGGAAGAATTCTTAGACATTCTAACCCTGTGCTTATTATACCTTATTACAAGAACACAAGAGAAGAAGAGATACTTGAGACTATGCTTGAGGACTACAACCCAGAGTTGGTTGAGATTGTTGAAAGTTTAAATCAGATTAAAGTATGACAATAACAATTGATGAAGAAGTATGCAAGAACTGGGGATTGACTATGCCAGAAGTACTTGCACTTACACTAGTGAAAACTGGTGTAGATGTGCCAGTATTATTTGCTAGTCTTGAAGACAAGAAAGCACTGGTGAAAGATATGTTCAATAAGTATCTTGTTACTCTTGGCTATGATGAAAAAGTAGCTAGTGTGTTGTTAGACTCTGATAAAGACAGACAACCACAAGATAGGATTGAGAGTCTTGCAGCCAAGATGATGGAACTGTTTCCTAGTGGCAAGAAGCAAGGAACTTCTCAATATTATAGAGGTAATAGAAAAGATATTACTCTTAGGTTGAAGAAGTTCTTTAAGCTCTATGGAAATAGATTCACTGATAAACAAATTCTTGAAGCTACTAATAAGTATGTTAAAGCATTCAATGGCGACTATAGCTATATGAGAGTGCTTAAGTACTTCATTTGGAAAGATGAAAAGAAGTTAGATTCTGAGGGAATTGGTTATATTAGTGAAGTATCAGACTTGGCATCCTATATTGAGAATGAAAGTGGGGTATCAGTAGATACTGATTGGACATCTAGCTTGAAGTAAACTATGGGCTTATATGAAAGAACATTAAAGATACTTGAGGATAGAAGAAAGAACTTGATTGATGGTGGTATTAATAGTATTCCATCATCTTTCAGAAGGTTCAGTGATGACTTTATAGGTGTAGAACAATCTACCTATTATTGTATCACTTCTGTCACTAAAGGTGGTAAATCTCAATTTGCTTCCTATGCTTTTATCTACAATCCTATTCTTTTTGCTTTTTATAATAGAGATAAGGTTAGAGTGAAGATATTCTATTTTGTACTTGAAGAGACACAAGAGAGAGTCATGCAGAGATTTATGAGTTATATCTTGTATCATCTTTCAAAAGGCAAGATTAGAATATCTCCAAAAGACCTTAGAAGTTCAAAGAATGACAAGCCATTACCAGAGGAGGTACTTGAAATCTTGAGGAGTTCAGAGTGTGCAGAAATACTTAAATTCTTCGAGGATAGTATCATATTTAGCACTACTGCCAATCCTACTGGCATCTTCAAAGAATGTCAGAGATATGCAGAAGAACATGGTACTACTCATAAGAAAAAGTCAGTGTACAAGGGGGAATTAGGAGAGTTAAAGGAAACTGATACTTTTGATTACTATGTTCCAGATGACCCTAAAGAGTACAAGATTGCATTCATAGACCATATAGGTTTGATTGATACTGAGAGAGGAATGAATCTAAAGCAATCTATGGATAAATTGTCAGAGTATCTGGCAAAGTATCTTAGAAATAACTATGGATTTAGTCCTGTTATCATTCAGCAACAATCCTTTGAGAATGAAAGTAATGACAACTTTGTTAGTGGCAGAATCAGACCATCAGCTCAAGGTCTAGGTGATAGTAAGTACATTGCAAGAGATTGTAATATACTTCTTGGTTTATTTAGTCCATTCAAGTTTGAACTTGAAACTTATAAGGAGTATGATATCACTAAGTTTAGAGATAACATAAGATTCCTTGAAGTTCTTGTTAATAGAGATGGTGAAATGGGAGGCTTATGTCCACTATTCTTTGATGGGGCTGTATGTGATTTCAATGAACTACCTTTACCAAGTGATAAGAATGGTATAGCTAGAGTGTATGAATATCTCAAGTACATCAGAATGAAAGAGGGCAAGGCAAGTCTATTTATACACATAGCTGAGAAGAGAAATAAAATGAGTAGATATTTGCATAGATGGAAAAGATTATCTATCTTTGCAAGGTTTAATAATAAAAAGTAGAAAGTAAATGGCTAAAGTATTAGTATTAGCAAAGTCAGGTTTTGGTAAGACTACTTCCTTATGCGGGAGAAAGAAGTTTGGTATTGAAGGGTTAAACCCAGCAGAAACATTTCTCATTCAATGTGCAAACAGAGAGCTTGCTAACTTGGATTACAAACTGATTACAGGATTCACTAACTCTAGTGATTTAGCAAGAGTTATTGGAACTGGAAATAGAATTCAAGTTGGTAACATTGCAGGTCTTGAGAAGTTTAAGGTGGCAGCAGCAGCTATTGAAATGCTGGCTCAGTCACCATTCAAGAACATTGTGATTGATGATTTCAATTATCTGTCTCAAGACTATTACATGGCAAATGCAATGAAAGGTGGATGGGACACTCCTAAGCAAATTGGCTATGGTATGGGTCTTATCTTTAATGCTTTTGAGGCAATTCCTACCAGAGAAAAGGACTTATTTGCTCTTGCTCATTATGAAGAGTATAGAGATAAGAATGGAGACTCCATATCTTATAAGTTCAAGACAACTGGCAATATGGTAGATGGCTACATTACTCCAGAAGGTAAGTTTGACATCATTCTATATGGAAAAGCTAGCTGGGATGACCAGAATAGGAAGGCAATTAAGCAGTTTGTAATTGACTTTGATGGTGAATATCCTGCAAAGGATTCTATTGGTGCATTGGATGAATGCCCCTTGTATATACCTAATGATTTAGGTTATGTAAAGAAGTTAATCAATCAACATTATCATAGAGAGTAATGACTAGAGAAGCTGTAGTTCAGATGTTGAGAGATATAATGACTAACCCTGGTTACTGTGGTAGAATGGTTAAGATGGATACTATCCTCAACTATTGTGTGGAACATGGAAAGTCACCTCAAATGTCTATCAAGTTTGTTCAATTCATAGGAATGAATGAACCTTTACTACATGAAGTCTTCCTTGATACACTAGATATGTTGAAGAAAGAACATGCTATCTTTGAACTATGGAGTGCAATAAATCCATTGTTGCCACAGGGTGGTAGAAGATTATTATCAATTTATTAATAAATAGAAAAATGAAAGAATTAAGTAGAACAGAACTTGCAACAGTTAAGAGAACTGCTGCTAATGTGAAAACATTCAGAGCTAAGAAAGCTAAGTTGGAAGCACAAAAGGCTAAGATTGATGCAGAACTTGAGTCTGTGAACAAAAGTATTGATTTGTTTGAGCAACCCATCATTGAAGTAACTGGTGGTTATACCTCAGAACAAGTATTGAATGGTGAAATGGATGCAGCTTTGCAACAGTTGAAGGCTGCTGAACAGCCTGTTGAAGAAGTGGCAACTGAGACTGCAAGTGTTGCTACAGAGACTCCTGTAGATGCTCCTGCAAATCCCTTTATGCCTACAGAAGAAGCAGGCACAGATGTAAATCCATTGCCTTTTGAAGTATAAGTAATAACATTTTAAACAATTTGAGATATGAATAATTTGAAAAAAGGTGCTAAAGTATTTATGGCTTTTGCCGCAGGCTCTGAATCTAAAGAGAGCAATAGAAAACTCTATATGGGTATTGCTCCTGTATTTGTAACAGCAGTTAACCCTAACAAGGAAATGCTGAGTAAGTTCTATGAGAGTGACATTGATGAAAAGCCTGTATATCTTGGTGAATCTGAGGTAGGTCCTGATGGTAATAAAACCAAAGTTCCTCAAGTAAGAATTGATTTCTTGGTTGTTTCTGATGCTGCTAAGACTAATGGCATTGAGATGAGAACCAAGATTACTTTCTTTGTTAAGAAAGCATTCAGATACAACAGAGATAACACCAAAGTTCAGGTGATTGACAAGTATGGTCAGACTGCTTGGCCTACTATTGAGGAAGCCAAAGCACATGCAATTCCTCAGTATGAAAATGGTCCTGCAAACCTTGATAAAGATTACAGACCTGCATATATTGGTGAGGAAGAATTGACAGGCTTTATCAAAGCCTATTTGAATATCCCTAACCCATCATTCAGCTACAAAGACAAGAACACTGGTGAACTTGTTACCAAGACTTTGCCTAATCTGGATGATGCTCTGGCTAGACTGGATAGCATTGACAACTATTTCAAGGGTGACTTCAAGGAGCTTGACTCTATCTTGAAACTGCAACCTAAGAATGTTGTGAAGGCATGTTTTGGTGTAAGAACAACTGATGAAAACAAACAATATCAAGCTGTTTATACTCAGAAGTTCTTGAAGAACATTATTACTGATTACAGCAAACTTGATGCAGATATTCAAGGAAGAAAAGCTGCTGGCTCCTATCCTACAACTGAGTTCAGTATTGAACCTTTGCATGAATATTCTGTAGAGTCAACTGACTTCTCAGCAGGTGCTATGCCTTTCCCTCCTGCAAATCCTACAAATGGTAATGCAGCTCCTGCTGCACAGGCAGGTCCTTGGGGCTGGGTACAGTAATTAAAAATAACCTTTAACTTGAATTGATATATGGCATTTAGTAGTGGTACAACTAGCATAACTCTTAATGATATTCTGAGCAAAGTCAGTGAAGCTGGTATACTCTATCATTATTTCAACGTGAGTAATATTCCATGCGTAATATCTAGCCCCCTTAGGGTAGATAAAAACCCTTCTTTTGGTATTTATACCTTAGATGGAAGTAAAATATACTGGAAAGACTTATCCAAGAATACCTCAGGAGGTCTTTGGGATATGCTAGGTGAATATTGGGGGGTGAGTTACAGAGAAGTCTTAAAGAAAGTCTGGGATGACTTACCTAATATATCCACTACTTATGCTAAATCAAACAAGATGGGCAAACCCCAGTCAATTAGCAGTTATAGTGAAAGTACTGACTTACAATGCAGAGTAAGAGAATGGAGGAAGCATGATATTGAATATTGGCAATCCTTTGGTATATCTCTCGATTGGCTAAAATATGCAGACATTTATCCTATATCACATAAGATAGTGATTAAGGGTAACAACAAATTCATATTTGCTGCTGATAAGTATGCTTATGCTTATGTTGAGAGAAAAGAGGGTAAAGTTACTCTTAAGATATATCAACCATTCAATACTAATGGCTATAAATGGTCAAACAAACATGATAGGTCAGTAATAAGTCTTTGGACTAAAATACCTGAGCAAGGGGAGAAGTTAATAGTCTGCTCTTCAATGAAAGATGCTCTATGTGTTTGGTCTAATACAGGTGTGCCATGTATTGCAATTCAAGGTGAAGGTTATAGTATAAGTGATACTGCAATTAATGAACTTAAAAGGAGATATAAAGAGATTTATATACTACTGGATAATGATGAAGCTGGCTTGGAAGATGCAAGGAAATTGTCAGAGTCCACTGGGTTCACTAATTTAGTATTACCTGATTATGGAGCTAAAGATTGTAGTGACTTATTCAAGCTCCTTAACAATGTGAATGAGTTCAAACAGGTGATTCTCAGCCTTATAAATGGAGAACAAGTAAACATCAATATCCCATCTTAAATTAAATAACATTATGGAAGCAAGAAAGATTTTATTCGTGATGAGCAACAGTTCAAGTCAGAAAAGTATTATGTCAGAAGCTGAAACTCTTGGTGCTTTAAAAGCAGACATGAGAAGGGCAGGTATCAACTATGACAACATGACATTCTATGAAGGTAGAACAAGAACAGAATTGAAGGATGATGCCTCAGTTCTGCCTACTAATGTTCCTGTCGCAGCTAAGGGCACAACCCCTGCCACTACTACCAATGACTTGGTGTTCATGTTGACCACAGCTAACAAGAAGATTAAAAGTGGTGCTGGTGATAGACCTGCTGCTTATGCTAAGATTAAGCAGCTTGGATTGCAGGATGCTTGTAAGGCTAAGTATGGTAAGAACTTTACCCAGTGCAGTACTTCTGATTTGGAGGCACTAATTGCAAATGCATCCCCTAAAGTTGAACCTAAAGTAGAAGCTCCTGCTGTTGAAGCTGCCCCTATCATAGGTAATACTGCTGTTATTATCAGCAATGCAGGTAGTGCTAAGCCCAGAGTTGTGAAAGTAGTAATGGAAACTACCAATGTGAGCTTGAAAGAAGCTAAAGACATCGTTGAGGGTGTTCCTTCAAGAATTCAAGGATTGACTAAGGAAGTTGCTGCTAAGTTTGTAAGTGACTTGATTGGTGCAGGTGCTATGGCATCTATTGAAGGTCAAGGTAGTGCTCCTGCATCTGTTGCACCTGTACAAGTAATAGATGTAAAGGCAAGAAGAATCTTAGGTCAATTATTGAATCTTCTTATTGATGAAGAGGATTTATATGGCAACTATTCAGAATTGCTTGATGACCTACAAGGTGAATGTGGTGAAACTCAAGCTGTAGAGGAAAAAGCTGAACAGCCTGCTCCTAAGAAAGAAGATGATAACCTTTCTCAATCAGAGATTAATTCTCTGTTTGGTGGTTGGGCACAGTAAATAACATTAAGAGGTTGGTGAGTATTCATCAGCCTCTTTTTTTTTTGGTGATATATGGAAGAAAGAATAATAGAAAAGATAACAGGCATGTATAACTCTATCATGGAAAAGCCTAATATTATTTATGATATATTTAAGGATTTCTATGGTGAAGAGTTTGTAGATATGCAGAACTACCTATCACTAGAAGAGTATATATCTTTTATTAGAAGGAACTTCTCAGAGGAAAGTATTCTTGAACCAGGGAATAATCTTTATGGTTCTGACAGGTTCAATGAGATATTTATATTAGTTAGATTTCCAGAAGTTAGGGTAACTAATGAAAATGATAGATATGTAGACATCTGGGAGTTGTATGCTAAAGTAACTTTTAATTGGAGAGGTAAATCAAGAGGAGACTTCCTGCTAAATAGAGCTGAATATGATGTATTCCAGTTACAGAATAACTATATGCACAGTCATATTCGTTCTATACCCATAAGTGACTTCACATCATTTCGTTCTCCTTGTTTAGGCAGTGGTCCTATTAGAGATACTCTTGCGTTACTAGCAGCAGACTTTGATGAACTAAGATGGCAATTATTCTGTCTTGAGCTTAGTAAATATGTTCAAGTAGAGTCACTTGTTGGTGGTCCTTATAGGAGAATGGAAAATCTTGGTAAGAATAGTATGAGTCCTGGTGAGAGTAATTGGCTTATGTTAAGTGATGAATATTTGCCTCATTTTAATTCATTTAATAATGAAAGAGTTAGACAATTTGTCAAATGGCTTCTTGAAAGGAAGAAACTCAAGTTTGATTTTACTAACGGTAGTTATGGTATTAGTATGTCATATATCACTTGGAGAATATTCTTGAGCAATGAATTCATTGAATGGTACAATATTCAATATGCTAAGGGTAATGCAACTGCTACATATTTAGACTTGCTTGCAGAAGGTGTACTTGTAAAAGGAATCATCAATAACAACAGGTTCTATTATGATAACAGTGGTAGAGGAACTGACTATTCAAGATATGTAGGAAAGAAAGTATGTATCTTTAAAGGTGAAGAAGTAAGACTAGTGGTAAGGGATTTGGAAAGCAGAGCCAATGATAATAACTTATCTAATTTTATTAACAACAGACTTGCAGAATACATATATAAATGTATTTTGAAAGTAGTAAATTATGAATATGGAAACAGTACAGAAACCCAAACTGCTGGACCTAGTAAAACAGTCATCTACATATAAGTTGATTGTAAGCCCAGAATTGGAACAGAAAATAAGATATTACTTGGATAGATTTCCAAGAGATGAATACTCAGGTACTTTATTCTATACAGTATCTGGAAGTTTTGAGACTAAAGACTTGGTAATTAATGCCTTTGATTTCCTATTGCAAGATATAGGAACCAGTGGCTATACTGAGTTTAACCAGTCTCCTGATGTAATAGGTTATATGGTAGAGCATCCAGAGTTACTTGATGAAAAGGTATATCAAGGATTAATGCACTCACATCATATATTAGGTGCATTCTTTAGTGTTACAGACTTAGCTACTCTTAGAGAAGAGGGCACTGATAGAATTCACTTTGTATCCTTGATTATTGATACTAAAGGTACTTATCAAGCAGCTATTACAAGAGTGGTTGTTGAGGAGATGCAGGCTACTGGCTTCATTAAATATCCTACATTCAATGGTCAAGAGGTAACTGGAAGCCCTATTACTTATAGCTTCAATAGAAAGAAGCTTGAGTACTTTATGCTTGATGTAGAAAGACCTGCCATTGAAAATCCCTTTTCAGAAATGGCTGCTAGGATTGAAGAAGTTAAAGAACAGAAAGCTAAAGCTGCTAAAGAAAAAGCTGCAACAACTCCTTATGGTAACTATGGTCAATATGGAAACTGGGGTAAGAAAGAGGATAAACCAGCAGTACCTACAAATGGCATCAGTTACCAGACTAATGTAGGAAGAGGTAATCTAGCAGTACCTACAAATCCTAACTATGTACCACCTGTACAGAATGAGTTACCTTTTGAAGAACCTGATGTTGATGTGCCACCTCCTTATGGTCATGTTAAAGTTGACCCTGAGACTATTAATGATTTAGCTGCTCAGTTAGTTACTGGTGACATCAATTACTTTAAGCCTACTGATACAACTCTTGATGAATTAGCTAGGGCTGGTGAAGAGATGTTTGAACAAAGGTTTGAAGATGAAAAGCTATTCCATGCTTGGGCAGAACAATATGTAGAGTTCCTTGTGTACTATACAGAAGACCCTAAGCTTGAGATGTTTGATGATGAAGTACTTGCTGCATTAATTGCACATGACTTAGCAGAGGTGCTTAGTGCACTCACTACTAAAGGTAAGTATATTAATCAGTTCATTGAAATATTAAATAGATATATCATTTAATTATGAATGAAGAAGAAAGAGTAATAGAAGCAGTGCCTACTGATTATGAAGAGGCTCCAATACCTGTTGTAGAGGAGCCATTATCTCCTGATTTAGCTGCACTAATAGAAGAAGCTGATAGATTTAGTAGAGAGGTTGAAGAATCAACCCTTATAGATGATACTCTTCAAGTATCTGAGGAACCATCAGTAGAATTGACACCAGAAGAACAAGCTGTACTTGACCTAGCAATTGCTACTCAAGACAGTGAGATACCTGTGAATTCAGCTACTTTACAGTTGCAGGAATCTACAAGTAGATTTAGTGGTGCTGTCTGGTATGAAGCTATTCGACAGAAATCTATTATATTAGCTGGATTAGGTGGTATTGGTAGTTATGTTGCATTTCTATTAGCTAGAATGCAACCAGCTAGAATCACTATGTATGATGATGATATAGTAGAAGCTGTTAATATGTCAGGTCAGTTGTATAGTGTAACAGATGTAGGAAACTATAAAGGTAATGCCATTTATCAAATGATGAAGAATTATGGTAACTTCTATAATGGTAATGTGAATACTCAAAGATTTACTGACCAATCCTTAGGAGGTCCTATAATGATTTGTGGCTTTGATAACATGGAAGCAAGAAAGGTATTCTATCAAAGTTGGAAGAACTGGAGAAACACAACTGATGATTCATCTAAGTGTCTATTCATTGATGGTAGATTAGCAGCAGAAGAATTTCAAGTAATTGCAATTCAAGGTGATGATGAAAGGGCAATGAAACTCTATGAAGAAGAGTGGTTATTTAGTGATGCAGAGGCAGAAGAAACTCTCTGTAGCTATAAACAAACTACATTTATGGCTAATATGATTGGCTCAGTTATGGTCAATATATTTGTTAACTTTGTAGCTAATGAATGTGACCCAGTATTCCCAAGAGATGTGCCCTTCCTTACTACCTATGATGCAACTACTATGTATTATAAAGTAGAAATGTAGTATGGCAGTAACAATTAACTATAGATTTGCTAGTGCAATTGCTGGCTTATTCAGAAATGAAGGAAGTGATGAGTATCCTCAGTTATCTCAAGCAGGTGTAAGTTGGTTTAATAATAATGTGCTTAATAGGTTCACTAAATGTGATTTAAGTGGTCCAGAGTTTGAGGTTCCAGTTGCTATAAGAGGTTATGCTGAGAGAGAACTAAGAACTACTATTAGGAAAACCTTTTCAAGTATAGGAGAAAAAGAGTTAGTGGTTCCTATAATTCAGCAGAGTTATATTAATAACAAAAGAACTGCTGATTCTATACTCAAACAACTCTTTGAATCTACCATTCAATATGGCATGGTGAATATAAAGACAAACAAAGATATTGAGTATCATGGAGGAAGAGGCTATATCTTTGATGCTAATTTTAACCCTATATTCTTTGCTACTCTGATAGGTCATTATGATGTTGAAGATGTCAGCAATATAGTGAGAGGTTGGACTTGGACTGAATGTAGAGTGTATTTACATCCTAATATAATCATTGACGGTAGTGACTTAATAGGTAAAGGTATAATGAAGAAAGTTCTTCCTTATTTGTTAAGTAGCAGAGATGTTCTTATAAGTGAGAATATTAAAGTCAAGGTTATTATTGAAGATGCTAGTAGGTTCTTTAGAACTCCTACACCTATGAGAGCTGACTTTACTAATGAAGAGATGAATGAAATGTTAGCAGCTCATGCAGATGAAGTTGTAAGACAGTTTAAGTTATGACACTAAATGAATATTTTGGTAATTGGATTAGAGTTATAGATGTTAATGAGTTGAATAAGGTTACTGGGATTATAGGCAATATAAGAAAGCCTATATGTCCTAGTATTCCTGATGTATTCAGGTCATTCACTCTGTGTCCCTATGAAGACTTGAAGGTAGTTATGATAGGGCAAGACCCATATCCACAGAAAGATATAGCCACAGGTGTTCTATTTGGTAACAGGAGTGAGGTAAGCGAAGATAACTTATCTCCTTCACTAAAGATTGTTAAAGAGGCATCTATTAATTTTGAGGTTCCACATAATAGTATTATCTTTGACCAGACTTTAGAAAGTTGGGCTAATCAAGGTATATTGATGATAAACTCAGCATTAACTGTAGAGATGAATAAAGTGGGAAGTCATACAATGTTATGGAGACCTTTCATCACTAAGTTATTAAAGAACTTATCAGAGTGGAATACAGGTATAATCTATGTTCTATTTGGAGAACAAGCTAGAACATTTATACCTTATATTAATAGCAAGTCTAATATCATTCTTGAGGAAAAGCATCCAGCCTACTATGCTAGAATGGAAAAGAGGATGCCTTCAACAGTCTTTGAAGAAATAAGCAGACTAACAAAAGAGAAGTATGGTGAACCTATTAAATGGTTCCAAGAGTATTAATAAATAATAATTTCAAATCATGAAAAAGTATGTATTTGTAAAGACAGGTGAAGCTGTAGAGTTAGGTCAAAAATTGGCTAGAGTTGCTAACACATTGTTAGGTCCTGTTGTAGTAGAAGAAGTAGAAATCATAGAGAAAACACTTCCTATGTTTATTAAGAGAGGTGTAATTTCAGTGCAAGAAGAGGAAGCTAATTGCACTCATGCGAACATTGACTATTACATTGGACATCTTGCTGAAAGAATCAACTGGAAGCCTGAGAACTTGGCTAAGTATCTGGATAATTTGGCTGGCATCAATGAAACTGCTGTATTCTCAATCCTGTTGAGAGAAGTTGCAATTGTGATGGATAAGAAATATCCAGACCATATTGAAAGAAGCAAGGAGATTTATGTCATTGGCATGACTGATGGTGAGATTCATAAACTGAAAGAGTTACATAAGGTAAAGAATTTCAGAAACTTTGCTGCATTCAGAACTATTGAAGATGCTCTATGTGCTAAACATATTCTGAAAGATTTTATGAAAGAATTGTTTAAGAGAGGGGGAAAATAAGGTGTGGAAGGTAATTCCAAATTATCCTAACTACCAAGTTAGTAATACTGGTGAGGTTAAATCATTAAACTATAATCATACAAAGGAAGAGAAGATACTATCTCAAGGAAAAGTAACTAGAGGTTATTTATCAGTTGTATTAGTAAATGACTATGGTAAGAAAATGTTCCTTGTGCATAGACTGGTAGCTGAGCTATTCCTTAATAATCCAAACAATTATAATAGTGTAAATCATAAGGATGAGGATAAAACTAATAACTCAGTAGATAATCTTGAATGGTGTGATAATAGATATAATATTAACTATGGTACTGCTAATGCAAGGAGAAGTGAAACTTTAAGTAGAATTAAATGTAAAAGAGTAAATCAGATAAATGCTGATGGAAAAGTACTTGATACTTTTAATTCTGTTTTAGAGGCTAAATCTATTACTGGGATTTCTCATATTGGAGATTGTTGCAATGGCAATAGAACTACTGCTGGTGGTTATAAATGGAGTTGGAATGAACAAGAAAATTAAAAATGCTACCCCAACAGTAAGTAATGGTATTAAGTTCAAGTCCAAGATTGAAGTTATGGTATATAATACCCTAGTTCAACATGGATTTAAACCTCAATATGAACCTATTACTTATGTAATCTGGAGTGGATTTAGACCTACTATACCTTTCTATACAAGGAATGAGAAAACTAAACAACAGATACTCAACCTTAGGAAACTAGTGGATGTAACATACACCCCAGACTTCTACATAGAGTACAAAGGATTAAAGATTATCATTGAAGCTAAAGGCTTTGAGAATGATGTCTGGCCTTACAAGTTTAAGATGTTCAGACATTTGCTTGAACAACAGCCAGATAAAGATAAGTATTTAATCTTTGAGATATTCACAAAGAAACAATTGTTGGAAGCCATAGAAATAATTAAAGATTATGAAACCAGTAGAGAGAATGATGAGCTTAACCAAGTACCTACCAAAGAGGGATATTGTATTAGCACAGAGATTTATTGATTCAAGAGATTTTGAGTCATTGCAAGAACTTGTTGATTCAGCTATTATCAAGGCAAGGAGGAGTTTAAAGAGTGATAATCCTAAGAAAGAGTATCTTAGTTTAGATATGGATAAATTAGTCAAACTGAAAGCAGAGGTAGATGCTTATGTAGAACAGTTACAAATACCTTATTACAGGATGATGTAGAAGAGTTTGAAGATTATGCAGAAGAGTATTAAGTCCATAAGTTGGCAAGTTACAGAATCTGTTTATAGAGCAGACCCAGCTATCAGTTATTCTATATTAAGTAGGTTTGATAGAGAAGGTTGGAGAAAGATTGGAAGGCTCTTTGATAAGATTGAATCACCAGCATTAAGATTTGGCAGTGCAGTTGACACTATGCTAACTGATGGTGAAGCAGCTTTTACACAGAGATTTATGGTGTGTGAATTTCCATCATTATCAGAGGTACTAATATCATTAACTAAAGAACTATTCAATGGTTATGGTAATGACTATAGAAGTCTTGATTTAGTACCTGATGAGATAATATTAGCACACTCTCTTTCCTATCAATCTAATTGGGGGGATGAGGCTAAACTCAAGTATATTAGAAGCAAATGTGGAGATTATTATAAGTTACTTGCACTATCAACAGATAAAGAAATCTTGTCTCAGAAAGACTATGATGATACTGTTGCCTGTGTTAATGAACTTAAGACTAATCCTTATACTAAAGGATTCTTCAAGATTAACCCATTTGATACTAGATTTGAAAAGGAATTCCAATTAAAATTCAAAGCTGAGTTTAATGGAATATCTGTCAGATGTATGTTTGATGAGTTAGTAGTTGACCATCAAGAGAAGATAATTTATCCTATTGACTTAAAGACTTCTGGTCATGCAGAGGAAGACTTTGAACAATCATTTGTTACATGGAGATATATGATACAAGCACAGCTTTATACATATATACTTCAACAAGTAATTAGTAAAGATGAATACTTCAAGGACTTTAAGATTGCACACTATAGTTTTATAGTAATTAATAGGTTTACATTAGCTCCACTTGTATGGAGGTATTATGGTAACTTTAGTGAAGTTGATATGAAGGATGATAAAGGTAATATATATAGAAATTGGAGGAAACTTCTTGTAGAACTTCATTATTACTTACAGTCACCAGATATTAAATACACTAAAGAAGCTAGAGAAAGGAATGGTATTATGAAAATAAGTAATTTACAGCCAGCATGACAGAGTTAGAATATTTTAAAGGTGATGAACTTGCAGCCTCAACTTGGAGGAATAAGTATGCAGCAGAAGGAGAACAAACTCCTGATGATACACACAAAAGGTTAGCTAAGGAATTTGCAAGAGTAGAGAGTAATTATAACTGGAAGAGTAATATAGATAGGGCTTTTAGTAATTTATCAAACTATGGCTATGTTAGACCACAACTTGATGAAGAGGCTATCTATCAGTTATTCAAGGACTTCAAGTATATTATACTTGGAGGTTCAGTTATGTCTGGTTGCGGAACTGGAGCATTGGTAAGTCTTAGTAATTGTTTTGTAATAGGTAGTCCTAAAGATAGTTATGCAGAGATAATGAAGACAAGAAGTCAACAAGCTCAACTTATGAAGAGAAGAGGTGGAGTTGGTTATGACTTATCTCAGCTAAGACCAAGAGGAGCTAAGGTTAATAATGCAGCGAAGTCTTCAACTGGTGCAGCATCTTTCATGGATGTATGTTCAGATATAACCAATGAAGTGGCTCAGAATGGAAGAAGAGGTGCCCTTATGTTAAGTATGAGTATTAATCATCCTGACATTGAAGAGTTCATTACTAAGAAGCAAGACTTAACTAAGGTAACTGGAGCTAATATATCAGTGAAGGTTACTGATGAATTTATGCAAGCTGTTGAGAATGATAAGGATTATATCCTTAGATTTCCCGTAGATGAAAGTGTACCTCAAGGTCTTATGATTGAAGAGATGCCATATAATGAATTATGGTTCTTCTCAGATGATGACCATCCAAACTCTTTCTTCAAGAAAGTAAGAGCAAGGGAGTTATGGGATACTCTCATGCACTGTGCTTGGAATACTGCTGAACCAGGGATTATGTTTGAAGGAGCAATGCACAACTATTCTCCTGATGGAGTTTATGAAGACTTTAGAATGGTGGGGACAAATCCATCAAAACAGGTGGCATAGTAAGGTGACTTACTGTGAAAAATTCTACTAAAAACGGGGAAACTCCTATTATTTGAGGAATGATAGTAGGACAATCCCGTGCTAATGAGTTATTCATTGTGTAACGACTATAAGATTTTTTAATATGAGAAAAATAGAAGATAAAAAAGAGTTGATGAAACTCTGCTCATTTATTATAATGGGTGATGGTGGTGTATATAAATATACAGGTAATAAAAACTATTGTTTTATTATGAATATGAAAGAAGGTAACAGGGATTATGTAGAATATTGTAAAGATATTCTGGAAAACATTACCAATTGTAAAATTACAGAAAGACCTGATTACAATAAAGATGGTTACATTAGACAGCCTCAGTTGAGGCTTACCTCATCTAATCATCCATTCTTTACTAATCTTCATGATAGAATATATACTGATAAATATAAAGGGCTTGACCCCCATGCTTTTAAACTTTTTGATTGGGAATGTTTAGCTATACTATTTATGAGTGATGGCTGTTCTTGTTACAAAAATGGTTATATTGACATATCATTAAATATGAAAAGGCTTTCTTATGGAGACCAGTTATATTTAAAGAAAGAGTTAAAGGATAAATTTGATTTGGAATGGAATATTAACAGACAGAATCAATTTTATTACTTAAGATTGAGAACCAAAGATGTATCAAAGTTTTATGATGGGATAAGACCTTATATATTACCATCCTTTCAATATAAAATCTTGAATGTAGAACCCTCTATAAATAGAGGTGATGAGATAGTCTGTACCTGTAAGTAATTACAGGAGCTATACAGAAATGATATAGCATAATCAAGTACTTAACTTGATTATCAACAATTTAGGTGGAGAAATTCCTATGGGTCCATTTGATAGTTGTAGGTTAATTCATATTAACTTAAGTAGTTATGTTGTAGACCCATTTACAGATAAGGCTCACATTAATGAAGAGTTACTCTACATGCACTCTTATGAGGCTATGAGATTGGCTGATGATTTGGTTGATTTGGAGATTGAAGCTGTTGACAGAATTATTAACACAGTGAAGAATGATACTGATGATACTGAGTTCAATCTGTGGAGTAAAATCAAGGAGACTGCAATTCAAGGGAGAAGAGCTGGCTTAGGTTTCACTGGTCTTGCTGATGCAATAGCTATGTTAGGATTGAAGTATGACTCTGATGAAGGTATTAGTCAGGTTGGACAATTAATGAAAGTTATGTTCAAAGGTCAGCTTGATAGTAATATTGATATGGCTATTGAGAGAGGTTCATTCCCTGCTTGGGATTCTGTTGTAGAAGCAGAATCTAATTCAGATTGGCTAAAGTTTATAAGAAGTAACTATCTTAAAACTTGGCTTAAGATGGCTCAGTCTGGTAGAAGAAACATCAGTTGGTCCACTGTGGCTCCTACTGGAACTGTAAGTATCATGGCTGGTACAAGTAGTGGTATTGAGCCTGTATTCATGCCTTTCTACCAAAGAAAGAGGAAGTGTATGTCTGAAAGTGATAGGGTAGATTATGTAGATAAAGTAGGTGAGAAATACACTTTATTTACAGTAGTTCATCCTAACTTGAAGAGATGGGCAATAGAAACTATGAACTATAGTGAGTCAGAAGTCAATGAATGGAGCTTGGGAGTATGGAAGGAAGTCTGGAAGGAAAGTCCTTATTATGGTTCTACAGCACCAGAGATTGATTGGAGACAGAGAGTTAAATTACAGGGAGTAGTTCAGAAATATATCACTCACAGTATCAGTAGTACAGTTAATCTGGCTAAAGAAACTACAGAAGAAGAGATTGCTGACATCTATATTGAGGCATGGAAACAAGGATTGAAAGGTATCACTATTTATAGAGATGGATGCAGGGAAGGTGTATTAACTCAGGTTGAGAAACCTAAAACTATTGAAGGAAGACAAGCTCCTAAGAGACCTAAAGTTCTTGAAGCTGATTACTATCAAGTTAAAGTCAAGAAAGAGCAGTTTATAGTTCTTGTAGGGCTTCTTGAAGGTAAACCTTATGAAGTGTTTGCATTCAGACCTCTCAATCCTGTTAATATTCCAGCACATAAAGGTACTATTACTAAGGTAAGTAAGATGCACTATAGCTTTGATTCTGAACATATTAATATATCTAACCTAGAGTTAGCTAATACTAATATTGAAGAGAATGCAGCTACACTATACTCTTCAATGTTGTTGAGACATGGTGTAGATATTAACTATATTATCAAGACTGCAAGAAAAGTCAATGATAATATTAGTTCATTTAGTTCAGCTATGTGTAGAATACTGGCTAAGTATATACCTAATGGTGAAGTAAAGGGTGAAGTATGCCCTGATTGTGGAGGAACTTTAGTGAGGGAAGGTGGTTGCATTCACTGTAAAGACTGTGGCTACTCAAAATGCTTGTAACATTAAGTTTAATATGGGGGATTCTGCTTTTGTTATGTATAATAACAAGGCAGTTCCCATACTTATTATGGGAGTACATTACTCTTTAGATAGATATGCAGGTGAAATAACCTATTACTCTGCAAACATATCAACTGGTAATGGTCTGGAGAGGTTTAAAGAAGAAGTATTCAAAACTAAAAAGGAATTATTAGATTATGAAATTGAAGATAAAGATAAGAGAAATAACAGAAGGCTGTATGCCTGAAATAATAGAGAAAGGTGACTGGATTGACCTTAGGGCAGCAGAGGATGTAGTGTTAAAAGCACCTCAAGCTGGTGTAAGGAAGAGAGAAACTATTGATGGTGAAGTGATAAGTCATAGAGATGTATCTTTTAATTATCACTTACTTAACTTAGGAGTGACAATGCAACTCCCTGCTGGCTTTGAAGCAATTGTAGATGCAAGAAGTAGCACTCCTAGTAAGCTAGGTATAATCTGTGCTAATAGCCAAGGTGTAATTGATAATTCATATCAAGGAAATGATGATGAATGGAAGTTCCCTGCTATTGCTATCAGAGATACTACTATTCATAAAGGTGATAGAATCTGCCAATTCAGAATTCAGTTAAGTCAGAAAGCTACTATGTGGCAGAAGCTTAAATGGCTCTTTAGCTCAGGCATTGAACTTGTAAAGGTTCAGAAATTGAATGGTAACAACAGAACTGGAATAGGTAGTACTGGTGTTAAGTAATAACTCTAAAAAAAAAATGAGAACATGATAACAAATATATTATTTGTGGTAGGATTAGCACTTCTGGCTGCTCTCTTTGCCAAGGTGGTTGATATGGCTAGAAAGGGAGATACAAGAATGTTGGCAGATAAGATGTCATTCAGAGAAACATTGGATTTAACTGAACTTCCTATTGTTACCTTTAGGAACAATGCTAAGAAGTTTAACTTTCTGCTTGATACTGGTGCCACTAATTCAGTAATTAATAAGTCTGCACTTGCAGATATGGTCTCTAATCCTACTGGGAAGAGAGATACTATATATGGGTCTGATGGTAATAGAGAGGAAGTTGATATAGTTTCTATAGGTATTAGTTATAAAGATAATACCTTTGATGAGGAGTTCTATGCTAAAGATTTAGATGCTGCTTTTGGTAATCTAAAGGCTAGTCATGGTGTAAACCTGCATGGAATTATTGGTAATTCTTTCTTCCAAAGATATAGATATGTCATAGACTTTGATAAACTTGTAGCATATTCAGCAATGTAATGGAGAATATAATCAAACTTAATTCAAGAGGTGAGGAGAACAATTACCTCAAGAGACTTAGTAAACTAGATGGCAAAGAGTCAAAGACTTATGCACTTAAAGTTAGCACACCAACTGTAAGAGCTAGTAAGCTAGCTACAGGATACGAGTTTATTGACCCTTCTGGTGGTCCAATGATTAAGGTTGGTTCTCTTCTTGAAGAAGCTCAAGCAGTAGTCAAATCAATTGACTATACTATGGGTTATGGATATACAATAACATTTGAATAATATGACAGAAGACTGGGAATTTAGAGAGGAACAGCAGGAAACCATCTACTATGGGGAGCAAATATACTTTGTCACAGGGCAATCTTATTTGTTTGAAGATGAGGATAGACCTTTCAAATGTATCTCAGTTGAGCAGTCTTTGGAGCTACTGGAAACCCTAAGAATAGTAGGCTTGGATAGTGAAACTAAAGGTACTGAAATCTGGCAAGGACAGTTGTTACTTCTTCAATTAGGTAATAAACACTTTCAAATAGTGATTGATTGCTTGACTATAGATGTAAGAAGGTACAAAGAGTTCCTTGAAAGTGACAGACTCTTTATCATTCACAATGCCAAATTTGATTTAAGATGGCTATATAAAGAAGGAATTGTAGTAAGAAATGTCTATGATACTTTCTTAGGTGAAAAGATACTATTCTTAGGTTTCCCTCCAGGCACAGTCTCTTTATCTTTACAAGCTTGTTGTGATAGATACTTGAATATACATCTTGATAAGACTGTTAGAGGTAAGATACATGCAGGTTTAACAGATGAGGTAATTATATATTCAGCCAATGATGTTGTTTGGCTTGGGGATGTAATGAATGCTCAATTAGAACAGATTAAAGCTAGAGGTCAACTCAATGCTTTAGAGGTTGAGAATAGATTTGTTAGAGTACTTGCATATATTGAATTCTGTGGTATTAGACTTGATGCTGTTAAGTGGAAGGCTAAGATGGTTAAGGATGAAGCTAGATTGAGAGAAGCTGAAACCAAGTTAAATGAATGGGTGATTAACTATGTGTTATCTAAAGGTGAAAATGCTGAGATAGCTTATGATTCTACCACTAGAAGAGGTAAGAAGAAGAGAGCTAAGGCTAGTGCTGGTAAATATGTAGCTATAGACCCACAGAGAAACTTGTTTGAAGAGTCTAAACCTAGATGTATAATTAACTGGAATAGTAACAAGCAGGTTATTCCATTATTTGAAGAATTAGGCTTTGAGTTGTGGACTAAGGATAAAAAGACAGGCAAGTTAAAGAAGTCTGTAGATTCAAAGGTGCTAGGAAAGCAGAAGGGTAAGAGTGATATTCTTCCCTTGTATCTTGAGTATTCAGCAGCATTTAAAGTAGTAACTTCCTTTGGTCAAAACTTCCTTGATGCTATTAATCCTGTTACTGGAAGAATACATCCTACCTTCAATCAAATGATGGATACAGGTAGATTGAGTTGTGGTAAAGGAGGTAAGAAAGGTGGAGGAAAGACTAAAGATGATGATATAGCTGAGGATGAAACTGATGTAAGTGCAGATGAAATTATTGCAGTTGATAAGAGTGTAAATGTGCAACAGTTACCTAGTGATGAGGAGACTAGAGCATGTTTTATACCTAATACAGGGAATCTGCTTGTTGACTGTGATTATGGAGACCAAGAAGGTCATGTGTTTACTGAATTAACTCAAGATAAGGCATGGATTGAATTCTATAATGACCCTGCTGAGAGAGATGGTCATGCCTTTGTAGCTAAAATGATATTCCCTGATGAGCTTAAAGATATACCTGAAAAGGAAGTAAAGAAGAAGAGAAAGGACTTAAGAGATGCAGCTAAACCTGCTAGATTTACCTTTAATTATAATGGTACAGCTAGTGCATTAGCAGCTAATACTGGTAAGCCACTTGACTTCTGTGAGAAGTGCTTTGTTACTTACTTTAATGCTTTTAAAGGTATTGACAGGTTCTTTAAAGTATCTAAGAGAAAGATGTGGGAAAGAGGATATATCTTAATCTCAGAATTAACTGGATTAAGGGCATATATCTATGACTGGCCTATCCTCAAAGGTATTGAGAGAAGGAAGAATGGCATGGGTCAAGAGTTCTGGGACTTATATAGAAGTGCTAAGGAATCTGGCTTAGTTATAGAGGATGTTCCTAACTCAGTTCTGCAAGAGATTGCAGGAAAGTTTGCTAAAGGTGAGCCTCTTCAAGCTATAGCTATAAGGTATGAATATAAGGTTAAAGTAGCTGGTAAAGTAGAAACAAAATACATTGATATTAACTGGCAGACTGTAATAGTCAAAGTCTTCAAGCACCTTAGTAAAAGAAGGAGTGCATCAGAGAATCAATCATGTAATTATACTAGTCAAGGAACAGCAGCAGCTATGACTAAAATAGCTGGTAGTGTGTATTTTGACCATCTGATAGAGAGTGGGAGAATATTCAAAGTTCTTATACCAAATGATGTACATGATGAGTATTTGATTGAACCTCCTGCTGAAATAGCTGAGGAGGAAGCAGCTAAGTTAAGTGAATGTATGGAGTATGCTGCATCACTATTTTGTAAATCAGTGACTATTAAGGCAGTGCCTGAAATAGGGTCCTGTTGGATACATTGAACCCTAATTTTGTTTGTTAGGGATTTTCATATATCATTTTATTTTCTTATATTTGTGGAAAATAAATAGTGATTCATATAAGAAAAGTCTTATAAGAGTAGCTAGAAGAAGAGCAAATATGATTAAATCTGATGCTACCCTTGAAGAACTAGAGTTATTAGTCGGTAATTTAAAAACACATTGGATTCATTAGAATGGAAATTTGTAAAGTATTTATAATTACAGTGATAGTTGTGATAGCTCTATGTGGGGCTATCTATTCTATCTACTTGATGAACTGTAAGCAGAAGAAGAATATTTATGTTTATCCTAAGACTAAGAACAAGTATCTTGTTAAAGGTATAGTTAAAATGAAGGACACCTTATCTAATGAATGGATAGATGCAGTCCTTTATATTAGTCTTAAGAATGGTCATTATTATGTCAGGGAAAAGAGACAGTTCCTTGACAAGTTTGTAACATTAGAAGATTGGGAGGAAAGTAATAATGGGAATGTTAAAAGTAGGTGATGAAGTTAAATATATAGGAATACACAGTAATTACTTTCATAAAGGTAAAAATTATACTATAAGTAAGATAGTAGACAAGGCTATCTTTTTAGTAGATGATGATGAAGATAACCATGAATGGAGTTATACTGAGTTCTTTAAGAGCTTCTCATTACCCAATACTCTTCAAGTGTCTCAGACTCAAGAAGATGTTAGAAGCTATAATGTAGGACAATCTGATTATGCTAAACATAAAATTCAACCTTGGGATATATGGTTAGAATATAATCTAAATCCTTGGGATGCAGATATTGTTAAAAGGATACTTAGAACTAAGGAAACTGATAGTAGAAAACTTGACTATGAGAAGATAATTCACATAGCTAAAGAGAGAATCAGACAATTAGATGCAGGCTATGAGTAAGATAATATTATGTAGAGGAATACAAGGCTCAGGTAAAACTACGAAAACTTAGTTGATAGTACCCTTGGTTATATGAATTGTTACTCACTAGAGTATAAAGATTTCTTTATACCTCTTGAGGTGTGTATTGAGAGGGACTCTAAGAGAGAGAACCCTATTGGTGAAGAAGTAATAAGAAAGACTTATGAAAGGTATAAATCAATAATTGAAAATGTATGAGTCAACAGGGGATTTATGCAGGGCCAGGTAATGCTAGTCCTAATAGAGATAGGCAACCTACTGAGAAACAGAGGAAGTGGAGAGCTAGAAATAACATACTTTGGAGGTTGAAAGGTATGTCTATTCCCTATTACTCTGGAACTGGAATACTAACATCAGTAGAAGTGGAAAAGCTAACACAAGCTTTCTCACTAATAAGAGAAGTAGTGAGTAATTCTACTCAATCAAGTAGAGAACTTGGGTTCAATGCAGTTGAAAGATGTAGGTATTGTGGTAAACCTTCAACACATGAGGGTGGTCTATGTGATAATTGTTATAATGTAAGACATTATTAATATGGCAGAAATATCAGTTGAAAATGTAATGGTGGAAGCTGAGAAAGATTCATTCTTTCCACCAAGATTATGGGTAATTACCTATGATTTAAGAGGAGTTGGTAAAGGTATTGCAATGGTAAAAGCATCTAATGCAAATGATGCTGAGCAAATACTAAAGACTAATGGTATGTACAATGGTACTCAATCAGAGTATCTTGTAACTAAGACAGAAGAGATTGTCATTCCACCTTGTTGTGGTTTAATGGCAGAACAGAATGTAGAATTCTTTAATAACAACTAACTATGGGATGTTTATTTGAAAGCTGTTACTTGCCTGCTGGTGCTACTCATGATACAAGAGCACCATATAATGAACCTTTAGATGTTAAACATAAAAGGTTTGTTAGTGTAAGTATATCTTACTATGATGAAGTAGAGTTGCCTCCAGATGCTACTGAGGAGCAGATTAGAGATGCTTTTAGGCAGAAGGTAAGTGATGGCAAGTTTCCTAAAGAGTTTGATATTGATGAAGTTGTAGTATTAGAGGAATGATGAAATATTTATTACTTTTAATGGCTACTATTTTATGTTCTTGTGGACATCCTGAGGAAGCTACTACTGGATATGTTAAAGAAAAGGGATATAAACTGATAGAAGAGAATCCTGAATGGAAAGTCTATCAAGTGAATGACTCTTGTCTTTTAGCTGTACCTAATTATAATAACAGAGATGCTAAACCAGTTATATAGAGTAGGAGAGTTTAAATTTAAATTTAAAGAAGATGAAATTAATAAAAGCTAGTTTTAATATAATAGAACAAGGTCCTAGTATAGATGGTATATATAAAATAATTGAACAGGCAGGAAGAGTATGTTATAAGTCTGAGGATAAGATAACAGAAGATTCTGCTAAAGGATTTGTAGGTAGAATGGTTAAATCTGGTCATGGGGCTATGTTAGAGCACGGCACTGTATATTTAACTACAACAGCCACTTCTCCAGAAGTAAGAAAATACGAAATAATAAATCCTTATTCTAGAGTAAAAAAGATAAGTGTAGATGGTATAAACGGTAGGGCTTATATAACTACAAATTATCGAGTACTAGTAGAAAATAAATGGCTTGATGATTTAAAATATCAATGTGACCCTACACCTTCCCACGAGAAGCGTATTACAGTCAAATTCATATGTGATAGAGGAGTAAGTCATGAGTTTGTTAGACATAGAGTATTTAGTTTTGCTCAAGAAAGTACCAGATATTGTAACTATAGTAAGGATAAGTTTGGTAAGGAATGTACATTTATTATTCCTAGTTGGTTAGGTCTTTCTAAAGGTTCATATACCTATGACTATCCAAGTGGATTTACTAAGGATGGTAATAAATGGAATTCTGAAATAGAATTTAACCCGTTTCTTTTATCTTTAGCTAGAAGTGAAGCTACGTACTTAGAGCTTATAGAACAAGGTTGGACTCCCCAACAAGCAAGAGCAGTATTACCTAATTCACTTAAGACAGAACTGGTTATGACGGGTTTTGTAAGTGATTGGAAGAGATTCTTTAGACTCAGAAGTAGGATTGCTAAAACTGGGAAACCTCACTCACAGGCTCAAGAACTTGCAGACCCACTTATGGATGAGTTTGTCAAAAGAGGTATAATGGAAACACTTCTTTAGGTGTAAATGTTATGTAGGAATAACCAGCCAAGCTCCAGAATGCAGATGGGGCAATGATGGTTGTAAGTACTTGGAGATTCATAAGAATGGTAAACTCAAGCATCCTTATTTTGCTCAAGCTATATTAAAGTATGGTTGGGATAGAAAGAACTATGATTATTCTTGGAATGAAGAGTATAAGAATAGAATAGGAGTACTTGCCTCCATCATTGTAATTTCCAATAATAGTAAGGGTAGCATTAGCTACCCTTTTGTTTTTTAGTAAAGATTCTGCTTTTTATGCAGAACTTTTAGACTTATTCTCTTGTTTATTTAAAAAATATATTCTACTTTTGCAAAGTAATTAACTAATAATTAATTGAATGTTATATGAGTAAGACTTGTTATACTCCAGTTAAAGGACTGGATGATGTAATAGCTAGTAAGGTAACAGGATGGAATAAATACTTAGTTGCTAATCTTAGAGGTCTATATCAGGAAAGAAATCCTGAGGCTGAGACTCCTACTGCTGAAACTCTTGTAGAGTTCAGAAGAAGTCTTAGTAAGGAAGATGCTAAGAGAATCCTTGATGCTGTTAATAATCCTGCTGTGTCTTATACACAGTTAAGGGATGACTTTAGTGCAGAAGAAAGGTTCAATAGAATAAGTATGATTTCTACTATGTTCTCAGACATTATAGATGCTGTTCAAGAGGAGAATCCTAGTGTAAGTAGAAGAGATATTGTAGCTGGTTTCACTATTGATGGTCAGCAAGTTGGCGGTATAGCTGGCATCTTTAATGAGATATATGATACTCTCCAATCACAATATAGTGATGCTGTACAAGAGGGAGACACTGAAACAGCTTCTAAGTATCAAAAGATATTTGATAACTGGGGAGCTTTACTATCCTTTGCAAAGATTAGAATTAGAGAAGCAGAAGACCTTAAGATAGGACAAGACATTAGCTTTGCTGATGATGCTAATCCTAACAACTTCAATGATAATAACATGACTGAGAAGTTCATCATGGAAGAGTCAAAGAGAGAAGGTTGGATGGAACAAGCTGAATTTGAGTCATCATTTGGCTTAATTGGAAAGCAGGTAAGAAAGGTTATTGGAAGAACACCTCAATATAAGGATGGTCAACCAGTACTTGATGATTTAGGTTTCCCTGTAATGCAAGACCCTGTAAGAATGCACCAAGAATTACTTGATGTACTTAGAGGTGTTGGCAGTGAAACTGAAATGATGAATGCTCTTAGAGAGTATAGTAGTACTGCTGGGTGGGTTTCTCCATTCATGGAAGAGCTTGAGAATCCATTAGTAAGAACCCAGTTCTATACTGATTTCAAGAAGAACTTCCAACCTTATGCTATGCAGACTGAGAAACAAGATGGCAGAATTAAGACTTACAAGACTGCTCTACTTAATAGAATTAAAGGTGATAAACCTTTTAGTTCATTCTTGACCTCAGTTAAACTTGGTAAGGTAATTAATCCTACTAGAAGTATCTTTGAAAAGAGTGGTCTTAGTACTAGGATTATGCCAGTAAGAGTAGAGAGAATTAGAAATAAGATAATTGACACTCTTACACAACCAGAGAGAATAACTGAGAAATCTAAGTTCTGGCAAATGTCCAAGGTTGAAAGAAAGCAGTTCTTAATTGATGCTACAGAATCACTGGGTATTGATATAGATGGTGAGACTTTAGATAGAATAATGAGTAAGAACAAAGATGTTAGAGCATTAAATAAGGAATTACTTGATGCTGCTAAGTTTGGTTTAACACTTACTAAGGAAGAGCAAGAGGGAAGGAAGGATGTTAGTTATGAGGAGTTAATCAAGAGAGCTTCCAGTAATGAAAAGAAAGGTGTACTGAGAGAGAAGATTACTAAAGTACTTGCTATTGTAGCTAAGAGCAGGGAAGGCTTAAAGCTTGAAAGTAGAGTAAGATATGGTGATAATACTTTCTTTAGTAATGTCATTCCATCATTCATGGGAGATAGATTTGATAGAATAGCTAGCTTTGTAAAGGCTACTGATAAGAGAGGACTTCAAGCTATGCTTGAAACTACTTATCTTGATTCCTCATACTTCCAGTATAATGGTAAGATACTTAACAAATGGATAGAAGAACTCTATAATAGTGATTTAAGTAAAGATAACTTTGCTGCTAACTTCACATTCAAGAGATTCTTAGGTACTGATAAGCTTACATTTGATGATTTCACTAGTAAGCAACACGCAGTACAGATGCTCAATGAGTATTTCTCTGAAAGGCAGATTAGTCCTAATAGTCAATATGCTTGGTATCCTGTATTTATCCTTGGTGATAGTGGAGTTGCTAAGTTCATTAAAGCCAAGAGATATGGTGGTCAGGAAATCTTAGATGGTTTGTACAATGTCTATGTTCAAGAGAAGAGAAGGATGGAGTTAACCAAAGCTGCTAATAAAAAGATGCAGGAGGAAGGTATAAAGGCCATTGACAACTTCTCAAAGAATGAAGATAAGTTTAGCCTACTCCCCTTCCTAAATGAACCTAAGTATGCTGGAATGATTAAAGAGGGAAACCTTGAACAATCAGTTAAGCAAGCTATTAGAGCATATATGGATGATGCTGTTACTAAGTTTAAGCAACAACTGAATAACTTAGGAGTACTTGAACAAGCAGGTAATCAGTATGTATATCTAAGTCAAGAAGTTAAAGGTGATAGAACTATAGACCAAGTGCTAGCAGACTATTACTGGAATACTAAGTTTGCTACTATTCAACAGTTGCAAATGATGACTATTGACCCTTCTTTCTATAAGGGAACCAAGGACTTACAGAAGAGATATAAGGAGATTCATGCCCCAGGTTCTGCATTAAGTGTAGAAGCTATTGACCCATTCACAGGTGAAAGATATAGTAATGATGGTATTGAAAGAGTAGTTTATTTTGATGATATTGATGTAAATGCTGAGAAGTTTGACCCAGAGTTTATGGCAGCAATTGCTAATCACTTTGGTAAGAACTCTAATGTATATAAGTCATATAAGAAGAATACTCTAACAGATGGTCAAGGCTATAGAACACTTGAAAGTTATAAGAAAGTAATGGGTATGGCTGGTAAGTGGGATGAAAGAATGGAAGCAGCTTATAATCAGATACAATCTATTAGGTCAAAGATAGGTAAAGATGAGAATCCATCAATGGAAGATATTAAGTCTATCTCAGATTTAGCTGTTATATTTCAACCTATTAAGCCTTATTTATTCTCTTTTGAAAACTATAGTATCAATGGAGCAGATATGTTAAAGATACCTGTTCAGCATAAGTATGCTGAGGCAGTTCTTATACCTGAACTTCTGCCTGCTGGCAGTAAATTAAGAGATATTGCATATTGGATGGAAGAGCACGTTAATCCTGAAACTGGTAAGAGTGAGCCTATAGATATGATTGGTTCTACTAAGATTGTTAAGGTAGGTGGATTTGGTTCTACTGATATAGCTAATGCAACCCATGATAACATAGATGAGTACCTTAATAAAGGTTATGTTCATCAGTTAAGCTATGCTGACTATAGAATTCAGACTAATGTTCCAGAGCATATTAACAGTTCTCAGTTGTTTGGTACTCAGGTAAGAAAGCTGATTATGGCTAAGGTAGAAAGGTTCAAAGACTACAGTAGCTATATAGGTGGAAAGAGAGTTAATCTTGGTGGTAAGTATGGTAATGTTAAGTTGAATGGTGGTAATCTTGTAAGGTTCTATAATTCTCTTATTACTGCTAATATCATTGATTCTTATCATCTATTTGAGAATGCAGTATCAGATGCTGGTAAGATAAGTAATAGACTAATTCAGACTACAGCTAACAACAGCAGGGAGTCTAAAGATAACATTATGGCTTATAGTCTTAATGCTAAAGGTGAATTTACTATACCTTTATTTGAAGGAGGATTAGAGCATGATAGCTCAGCTTTATTCTTTAGTCTCTTCCAGAAGATGGTAAACAAACAGTCTATTAAAGGTGGTAGTGCAGTTCAAGTATCTGCTATGGGTATTACTGGTTATGAAGAAGATGGAGGTTTGAGATATGTAATAGACCCCAATAATCCTAATAACATACTGTATGCTGAGTGTGAGATTCCTTGGGATTTGACCTATACTGATAATGCTGGTAAAGAACATGCTCTTGACTTTGGAACCTACTGTAATGAAGATGGTACATTAAAGGTTGATGCAGATGGTAATACATTACTTGAAAAGACCTATCCTAATATACTTAGTTTACTTGCATATAGAATTCCAACTGAAAGAGATTACTCAATGATTAATCTGAGAGTGAAAAGATTCAGTCATAAGACTGCTGGAGGTACTATTAAAGTACCACCTCAGGGAACTACTATTGCAGGTTTTGACTTTGATATTGATAAGTTGTACTTTATGAGAAATGAGTATCAACAAAGACAACTTACATCAGAGGAGGTAAAGAATATATGGTCAGAGTTCTATGATACATATCCTAATTTGAAGGCAGTTCTTAAAGAAGCTAGAGAAGAGGACACTGAATCATTAGATAGGCTGTATAAGTATTGGGAGAAAGCTGGATTACCTTATACATATCAAGCAGCTTTTAATCAGTTTGTAGCTGATAGAGGTTATATTAAATTTGAAGAGTATGATTTTAGTAAGAGTCCATTAGAGAATAGTAAGGCTAGTAGAAACAACATGCTTATTCATCTAATTCAGCAGAGATTAAGTGATGTTGAAACCTTTGGTGATAGATATACCCCTGGTGGATTTAGTAATGCTTCAAAGGCAGCTAGAGTGATGAGAGAATTAATGTTTGGTAATGTAATTGCTGACCACAACTCTAGCACTGTTGACCTTTCTAGTATTAATAGAGCTATAGATGAAGGTAAACTGGAAGACCCAGAACCTAACTATGACCCTAGTGACCCTATGACTATTGTTACTTACAATCAGCAGAATAATGTTGCAGGTAAGCTGATTGGTATATTTGCTAATCAGAATACTAATCATGCTTTTGCATCTTTGATGGAAGAATTCTATTTGAAAGAAGCTATCTCATTTGCAGGCAAGACTTATGCAGACTTATTACACAATAGTGAGATAGATACAAGTTTGAATGTTGCTGAGTTCTTAGCTGCATCAGTAGATGCTGTTAAAGACCCTGTACTTAACTTCTTGAATCTAAATACTATTACTGCTGATGCTGGTGCAATGTTAGCAAGACTTGGTTTCACAACTGAGGATATTGGTTTGTTATTTAATCAACCTATTATTAAGGATATATGTGAATACAGCTTTAATAATGGTATGTCTGATATTAACTCTGTGATAGATAATGTATTAGATATTTATGAGGTTGAAGATGAATTAAATAAAGCTATACCTGAGGAGTTTGATAAAGAGCAGCTAGCATACAACATTGTTAGAAGTGCTAATGAAGATAAGAAAGACCTAATGAGAGATGATGAGTTTGTTGAAAGACAGATTCATGTAGCTGACTTATTCAGAAAGATACTTGAGGCAAGTAATGATGTTTCTCAGTTTGTTAGAAACACTAAGTTTACTGCATCTAATGCTGTAGGTTCTACCTTTGGTGATGCCTATGCACAACAGATGAAAGTAGCTGCATATGTCAAGTCTTTCAAGAAAGCTGATGCTCTTAAGGTTGGGATGAAAGTAGCACAAGGTATCTACTCACCTATTAATAATGAAGGTAGCACACTGGATATGAGTGACCAAGAGTATATGGAGAGTCTACTTGAAAATCCATTTGCTTATGAACAAGCTATGTATGATATGAATAGAAAAGCAGAAAAGGCAATCAATAAGTTCTATCCTTACAACACTAAGGCTTATAAAGAAGCTAGAGAAGGGTTAGCAGGATTCACTAGAAGTGGCTTACTTGATGCAGAGACTATTAATAGCATACACAGTGACTTAATGGTATTTATGTTAAGTCAGCAAGAGAATAGTTTGTTTAATGGAAACATGCCTATTAATGCTGCTGGTGAAGTTGTAACAGCTAGAGAATACTTTACAGAGGTATTTCCAGAAGGGTTATTCAATATTCTTGAGGCTAATCCTACAATGAAGTCCATGCCTATATTCCAGTATATGCAGTTTCAAACTGATGAAAAGACTGGTAAAGTAAGTATGAACATTCAAGATATAGGTGGTTTAGCACCTTATCAGAAGGATGAGCTTAAAGAGAGTTGGGGTGACTTAATGAGAAATGAGAATACTGCTGAGATAGCACAATCTCTATTCTTATATAACTATTACAAGTTAGGCTTTACTTATAGTCCTATGGCATTCATGAACTTGGCTCCTACAGAAGTTAAGTTAGCTGTGCAAGTAGGATATGACTATAATGGTAATCCTCAATCTTATGTTGATTTCTTAAATGAAGTGCAAAAGAGTAGGATAGGTGTTAATAGTCAAGAGTTTGCTAAACAGTATTTGCTTAATCACTTAGATAACACTAGACTGGTACTTCATCCTAAAGGAAGAAGTGGTAAAATTATCAGTAACTTAGCATTTGAAAAGGGTGTAGCTGTTAACAGTTTCACACTAAATGCAAAGAAGCTAGGTAAAGATGCAAACCCTTTCTTACTTCCTAGTGAAGATAAAGGTATAGATGTATTCAGACCAGTGATTGTTATAGATGATGTAGCATATCTGTGTAATAGTGGTGGAGATATATTTAATCAAAGTACTACTGGCAGTATGGATTACTTTAGAGTAGATGCCTTAGGTAATGCAGGTAAATCTCTTCAATACAGTTCTAATGGAATTACAACAAGTATGGTAGCTGATACTGAGGTTCAAGACAATGGTAATACATCTGTTGAACCTGAGGTAGTTAGTACACCAGATACAAGTTTAACTACAGAAGAACTAATAAAAGAGGCTACTGACTTAGCTCTTAAAGCTGATAATACTCTTCAAAGAGATATGGTAGTAGAGATGCTAAGTAAAGCTAGTAGAGAAGACTTGATTGATACGATTAACTCTCTGAAAGCACAGGCTAATAATGTAACTGACCAAGAAGGTAATAAGATTTGTTAAATATGGATAAGTGTAGTATAATTCCAAGAGTAAAGAACAAACAAGGTGAATTTGTAGATAGTGAGCTTTTTAACTCACTACTACATTACACCAATGATAGGGAAATAGCTAAGCAGTATTATGCTGTAGGTACAAGCCCTGAGTTCTTAAGTAGAGTAGCTAATGAAGCTAAGTTTGATAGTAATGGTGAGATAACCTTTCAGTCTTTGAGACAGCTAACTAAATTAAAGTTAAGTGATGAAAAGATAAAGCAAACTCTTAACAAAGATATTGGTGCAGGGGTATATGATTATAATGAGGCTGTACCTAAACTTCAATCTTTTAATAGAGCTAGCCAATACAATGACAAGTATATGGCTACTATTATTAGTAGACCAGATGGTAAGGTAGAGTTAAGTATAGTTGATAAGAATAGCACTAATACTGCTCAACTTAATGATAATATAGCTAATAGAAGTCTGCAAGAAAGGATTAAATTCTATCTTAATAGAGCTGGTGTTGACTACAGCTTCATGGATGCAAGTGATAGAGTTAATGGTAGATATAGTACTATTAATGCAACTAGGACTGCTGATAGTTTATATCAGCTAATTAAAGTAGCTAATAATGAACAAGTTGATAGTAGCTTATCTGAGGAAGCAGGTCACTTTGCTGTAGGTGCATTAGGTAATAATCCTTTAGTTCAGAGACTTGAGAGAGTGCTTACACCTGATGTACAGAAAGCTATTATGGGTGAGGAGTATGACACTATTGCCTATAGAAGTAATCCTGCAAGAGAAGTTGCTGGTTATTTAGTTGGTAAAGCAATCAATGGTGAAATTGATAAGAGAGCTTCATGGCAATCATTGATAGGTAGAATTGTAGATACAATTAAGAGAGTATTCAATACTATTACTGGTAATGAGATAGCTAATGCTAAACTTGATGCTATAAGAACTGCTGATGCAATTGCACAAGGATTTATGTCACCTGGTTTCCAGGGAACTGTAGAAAATGCTCTTGAAACTCAAGAAACTCTATTCAGTGCTAAAGACTCTGTTAATGTAGCTACCTTCAAGTCTATATTGAACATCTTAAGAAGTCAAACAGAAGAAATGAGGGCTATAGATAAGTCTCTTTATAACAAGTACAATCAATTAGCAGGTCAAGTTGAGGCAGGAAGAATAAGTAATAGCCCTTCACTATTTGCTGACTTGATAGCAGTAGATGGTATAACAGAAGCTATGGACTTAATGGTTGATACTGTACCAGAGATGATTAACAAGCTCAATAAAGTTGATTTCAATGTAGCCAATATTACTCCAGAGAATGCAGCTTTATTAAGAGAAGTAGGTACATTTGTCACAAATGCACAGGCTTTAATTAAGATTGTAAAGGATGCAACCACTACAGAAGACTCTAGATTGAAGTTACAGAATGTAAGTGAAGATACAATGAATAGACTCAAGACTCTTAGGAGAAACTTGAATGAAGCTATTAATGGTGATGATAGGTTACTAGGTAATCTTGAAATCAAACAGAGAGAGTTTTATTTAAAATTCCTTGAAGATGCTATGGGTTCTACTTATGTAGAAAGAGCTTCAAGAGTAATCTTTGACTGGAAGAAAGGACAAAGAGGACTTAAGTGGGTTAATGCTGAAAGAGTTCCTATTGAGGATTTACTTAGATACATGGAAAAGGATATTAGTATTCATGAATCAATCCTTGCATCAATGTCTAACAACTCTGATGTAATAGGTCAGCTTGCAGATAGAGCAGTTAAGTTAGCTAATAAATATGCTGATGATATGACTATTCAATCACAAGATAGACTTAGAGGATTGGAGAAAGACTTGCATGATATTGGTGAGAAGAACACTGATATATTCTGTGAAGTTAGCCCAAGAACAGGCAAATTAACAGGTAACATTGTATCAGAGTTTGTATGGGGAGACTATGAAGATGATTGGCTTGCATTCAAGAAAGAAGCAAGAGATAACTTCTATGCTAACAATAACCTTGATGGTAAGTCTGATTTTGAAAAGAGTCTGCTTTGGGACCAGTTCTTCAAACCTCAAGCTAAGTCATGGCATAAACAACACTCCCAGTGGCATATGATTGAGCAAAGATGGTATCCTAATGATAACTATAGAAGTGAGCAATATGCTAGAACTATAGCAGGAACAAGGAGAGAGGGTTGGTTAAATAAATACATGAACCTTAAGAGAGAACTTGATGGCTTCTTGCCTAATGGTAGTACTAATGTTTATAGAATGCCTCAATTCAAAGGCACTACTATGAATAAGATTAGGAATAGAAGAATGACGGAGGGAACTGGCAAAGCTATTAGTTATACTTTGAGAAGAAATATGGCTGATACCTTTGTTGAAGATAGTGAAGATAGAGACTTTGGTAGTGACCAAACCTATAATACAATAGAGGAAGATATGTTCTCTAATCAGCTTGAGTTTGAAAAAGAGAAGTTAAACAGAGTTCCTATCTATGGTATCAATAAGTTAAGAGATACTGGAGAACTTAGTACAGACTTGTTCCAATCTACATTAGCTTATGCAGGTATGGCTCATACTTATGCAAGTATTTCAAGTATAGCAGGTACTCTTGAGATTGGTAAAGATGTCTTGAAGAGGAGAGCTGTAGGAGGGGTTAAGCCTGAGTCAGAGAGAGATGAAACATCCAGAGCCTATAAGAGATACCAGAAGTTCTTAGACAAGCAAGTGTATGGCATTAATACTCCCAAGATAAAGATTGGTAAGAAAGTTGTGCTAAATAAGATAGTAGGCTTCTTTACTGGTCTTGCATCAAAGTTCTTCTTAGGTGGTAATGTTCTTGGTGGTGCAGTTAATGTTGGTACTGGTAGTTTTGAAATATTTAAAGAGGCTTTAGCAGGTGAATTCTTTAGTGTGAAAGACTGGGAAAGAGCTAATCTAACCTATTGGAAGTCACTGCCATCTAACTGGTTACATGCTGGTGATGATGTTAAGGAAGATAAGGTAAGCTTATTCATTAGACAGTTCAATACTCTTAATGAAAATAAGAAGAAAGAAAGAGAATACTTCACCAATAAATCTAAATGGGTTAAGTTAAATCCTGTTGGTGAGAATCTATTCTTACCTTATAAATGTGGTGAGCACTACATGCAGACTATGGCCTTCTTAGCACTAGCTAATAAGACTAAGCTAGTAGATGAAAATGGTAATCCTATTTCATTATACAATGCTTATCAAGTAGTTCCTATAGATGAAACTAAACCTGAATTAGGTAAGACTTTAGCTATGAAGCAAGGTGTTAAGTATGTTGATACTGAGACTGGTGAGCTAAGAGAATGGAGTATAGATGATGAGTCTAGATTCATGGATAGAGCTAGAGAAATCAATAATAGAATGCACGGTATCTATAACAATGCAGATAAAGTAGCTATTCAACAGAATGTCTATGGTAATGCTTTGTTAGCCATGAGAGGGTATGCTTTAGGTATGATACAAAGAAGATTTGGTGTTAGTACTTATAGTGTAGCTTTAGGTGGGGAAACAGAAGGCTCTATGAGAACTCTTGCTAAGGTAATTGCATCTACATTCACTGATAAAGGTGGATTTGGTCTAACAGCTAGAGCTATCCTAACTCCAGTATCTAAGACTACTCAGCAAAGGATGCTTGATGCTGGCTTCTCAGCTAATCAGTATTATAATATGAGAAGAAACTGGGCAGATATGGCAGTTATTGTAGCACTAACTTTACTTAAGATGCTAAGTGCTAAGCCTGATGATGACGATGATGAAGAACCTGACCAAGCTATGGGTTTCCTGTATTATGCAGCTAGTAGATTATATAGTGAACAAGCTGCTTTCAATGCTCCTTGGGGGTTTGTTAAAGAGGCTCCAGTAGTTACTAATATATTACCAGTTGGCTTTAGTTTGGCTACTGACTTAGTTAATATAGTTACACTATTTGCTACTCAAGAGGAGTATAAGTCAAGTGGAGGTACTTATGAGAAAGGTGATTTGAAATGGGCACACAAAGTTGAGAGAATGCTTCCCTATTGGAGAAGCTACTTAATGATGCAAAATCCATATCAAGCAGCACAGAGTTATCAGTATGGTAGAGCTAATCTTATCAAGTAATAAAACACAAAAAGAGCTAGAGGTTAATCCCCCTAGCTCTCTTTTTTTTTTATCTTAGTTATACTTAACTCAGACATTCTTTCTGATGTTGCTTCTCATCCTCAGTCATGCTATTCCAAGATTCCTTGGTATATCCTAACTGTATAGCAGCTTGCCTAACATCATCACTAATTGACTCCCAGTTATTAGCTGATGGAGTAACTAGGTTACCTTTCTTAGCTGGCTTAGCAAATCTATTCTTAACTCTACCCATCTTAAGACCAAGGTTCTTGTTAACTACAGTCTCTGGTTCAACTATTTCAGTCTTCTCAACCTCTACACCTGCTGGTAACATATCAGTAATCATTTGCTTCTCACTATCAGTAAGTTTATCATATTGAATATTTACATCAGTGAATGGTACCGAACCTACTTCTTCGAGAATAGGTTTAGAGTCTTTGTACTCTTTACCATTAGCAAGTAGTTGGTTTCCTTCACTAACTTCATACTTGGTTTTTCCGTCTCTAAATCCTACAGGAGCAGGATAGGTAACATTAATAGATATAATGTTAAGTGAGGCTACCTTAATACCATACTTATCTTCAATGAACTTCTGATACATTGAGACTTGTTTAGCATACTTCTTTCTCTTTTCTTCACTTATACCGCTTCTATTAGTCTTCATATCAAAGATATGAAAGTTACCTTGAGCATCATAAGCAAGTAAGTCAAGAGTTCCAGCAACTGGTACTTCATGTACCTGACCTTGTGTATCCGTTACTTTAACAGTTCCTGTAACAGTAACATCCCTTGGAATTACTGTAAGACCTTGAGCATCAAGGTAGTTCTTAAGACCTACTAACTGATTAGCAAAAGCTCTCCATTCTGCTTGAGTAGCATTAGGATAATCATATAAGTAGTCATTCGATAACTTACCATCTTCTCCAGTAAACTCACCTGCAAAGAAGTCTCTTACAAACTCATCTACAGAAGTACCTATATTAGTTGAAGGTGTAATCCAAGGACTATTAGGGTCAAATCTTTCACCAGCTAGTTCATCAGCTTGAATGATAGAAGTAACTCTAGCATATCTTCTTCCTTCTTCATCAACATAACCAGAATTATCATCAGCTAATCTAATAGATTTACTATCTTCAACTATTCTATTAGCTATATCTCTAGCCTTATCAACAGCAGGATTAGATACAGGTTTAACTTCACCTTGTAATACAGCACCAGACTCACTATCAACTATAGCATTACCTACTTTCACTTGGTCAGTAGCTGTAATGACTGGAGTATCAATTGGTTTGCTAGTTGTAGCATTAACTTGATTAGCAACTACTGGTGTAGGTGATGGTGTTCTGCTACCATCTTGCTTGAATGGACTATTAATATCAATACCTCTGATAGTGTACTTCAATGAAGTTCTACTTGATTCAAGTATGTTATCATCAAATATATCACTAGCATTTCCTAATCTAGCCTTTCTAGCATCCTCAGACTCACCTTCTTTAGCACCAAAGTCATTATAATTAACTTGCCACTTAGCAAATGGTTGAGTACCCTCATATCTAAAGTTACCACCATCAATGAACAAGTTCTTAATAGCTTGAGCTTTAGTTTCATCAGTCATTGTGCCATTAGTTACATTGGCTAAAGGTATAGTACTAGCACCATTAGTTAAAGCTAATTGATACATTCTATTACCTTCAAGCATCTCTTCTGTAGGAGTAAGTACATATTCATATCCTTTAGGAATAGTAATATAGTTACTTAACTTCTTAGTCAGACTTTCACCTAATGTCTGCAACTTAGATGCACTTTCACCTACTGGTACTAACACCCCATTCTCTCTTTTGAACCTAGCATCATCACTAAAAGGCTTCTTCTTGAAGAACTCTTCAAGTGTCTTTCCATATCTATGAAGTCTACTATTAGCTTTTAGTATTTCTTCTGGAGTTCCCTCAGTTAATACTTGAGCCATTGGTTTACCTGCTCTAGAGAAGGAGTTTTGAGGAGGTGTTACATATAACTCAAACTCTTGTTCTCCACCCTTCATATTAGGTGTGAAATAAGCTAAATGTATTCTCTCACCCTTAGCATCTTGTGCAACTCTTCTGATATTAGGTAAGATACTGTTCTTGAACTTTCTATAAATAGACTGTCTTTCTTGTATAGGCAAGTTAACATCATTCATCTTAGCTCTGGACTCAGCATCCATATCATTACTCATGATAGTATGTATCAAAGTATTAGGAGTACCTGCCTTAGTATGCTCAGGTGGATTAGCTCTTACATAACCATTGGTTGTAATAACCTTGCCATCTTTATCCTTCAATAAAGTACCATCTTGCTGAGTTAAACCAGCCAATCTAACTGGTTCCATTCTAGCTGCACCTTGTGAATTAGCACTTGTTCTTGGCATAAAACCAATAGGCTGGTACTTCTTATCACCTATAATAATAGGACCATTACTATCTTCTACAACTGCCATTATAGGGAGATGGTCACTTTCATTATAAGCTTCCCCCATTTCTTGTTTAACACCTGCTATAATAGCGGGGTCTGCAACAAACATGATAGGAGTTTTAGGAGTAATATGACCTTTTCTAAGATAGTCATTCATCTTAAAGTTCTTAGATGCTTGACCTACAACAGATTGAGGATGTCTATCAACATCAGCAGTTGTTATCATACTGTTGTTTCTTCTCTCTTCACTTACTGTTGAAGGTGTTTCAGCTCTTTCAACTTTAGTAGTAGAAGTCTCAGATTTAACTTTCATCTTAGCTGCAACCTGCTTTAATAATGATGATGCTTTATCATTATTATCTCCACCTTGTTGTACTTGTGCCTGTAGCTGATTAGCCTTAGCCATAATAGCTTCACTTAAATCAGTAGGAGTTTCATACTCACTATCTCCAAGTTCATCTATAATTTGAGTGGCTTGCTCTTTAACATCATCATAAATACTTGAAGAGTTATCAATAATAGATAGTCCTGTCTGCACACTATTAGCTACTTCTTCATTACTGTTAACCTTGTACTTGTCAACTAAATCAGTTGTAGGTGTATCTGTTGTAGACTCTGGTGCTACTCCTCTAGCTAAATCTGGATTACTTTGAATATCACCAAAGATTCCTGGTTTAGCAGGTGCAGAGGTATCTTCTTTAAGGTTTTTATCAGCAGCCATTTCAGGATTCTGTTGTATTTGACCAAAGATACCAACTTGTACAGGAGGCTTAGATGCTTCTGTAGTTGTAGGAGCTACTTCTACTGGCTTGTTAACAACTTCAACTTCATTGATGTTCTTAGTATGCTCACCTATTATATCATTGTAAGTCTGTACAATCTCCTCTATACTTGCAGGAGTTAATTGCATATCACTAGGCAATCTACCATTAACTTCATCAATATAGTTAAGCAAAGCAGGAGTACCATTCTCATCTTGTGCAGTAAGTGCAGCTAATGCTGTAACATCAGTTGGACTAACACCTCTATCAACTAAGAATTGCATAGTAGTCATTATGACATTTCTATCATTCTCATCAAGTTCTTTGAACTTATCATTAGAATCTAACTGGTCAAACATACCCTCAAGGTTCTTATTATCTTCAAGGTATCTCTTGTAGTTTTCATTCTCACTAAGTATGTTTCTGATAACCTGTCTTTCTCTTACATCAGATTCTCTATATGCTTTATCTAATCCTTTGACAAAAGTAGCATAGTCCTGTACTCCATTCAAGAATTCATACTTCTTCTTTGTATTATCATCAGCAACTTGTTGCTTGATTCTATTAACAAAAGCATTAAAGCTTGCAGGGTTACTAAGTATGCTGTTATATTGAGTTAAATAAGCTTGTTGAGCCAAGTTAATTCTACCAGCATCTTGTACCTTATCCATGAAATCATTGTATTGTAAAGTACCTTCTCTTATTACATTATCTATAATAGATTGTTGTTCTTCACTATACTTATTCTTATTCTCAGGGTTAAGGATGGTAGCTCTATCTGTGGGATTAAGCTGCATTATATCAGTTTCACTAAGTACAGGATTACCCTCAATAGTCTCACCTACTTTAGCAATAGCTTTAGCTTGCTTTTCTAAAGTCTTTAAGGCTACTTTCTTAGCTCTAAGAGTCTCAGTTTCTTTTACTCCTAAGTTCTTTCTACTATTAATATTAGCTATATCAGTCTCTAATTCACCAATCTTTTCTCTCAGTTTCTGATATTCAGAATGAGCTTTACCTAATGAACCATAGTTAATTAACAAATCTCTCTGTGTGTCACTAAGGCTACTTGAAGTAGTAGGATTAATAGAGATGCTACTAATTTCATTCTCAAGCTGTGTAGCTCTTTCTCTCCATGAATCAACACTTAACTTACCATAAATAAGAGCTTGTTTAGTATCTTCATCAGCAGCATTACCTAACATCTTATCAATACTTTCAGATTCTGTAGCTATCTTGCTCATAGTATCAAGAAGTCTATTGCTATTCTTCTTTATAGTAGAAAGTATCTGAGAATCATCTTGTTCAATATCTCTGTTGTTAGGTGCATTCTTGAATTGTTGGACTAAAGCTTGAGCTTCTTCTGAACCTTCTTCAAGGTTAGCAGTTCTAATCAAGTCCTGCATAAATGAGTTATAATAGTCTGTTCCTCTTAGTTTCTCAAGAGTCATAACATCATTAATAGTCTTACCTAATTCACTGTTTCTATAGTCAAATTCATCATTTCTACCTGATGCTTCATCCATAGATTTAGCCCAGTTAAGAGTACCAACCAGTCCATCATACTTAGATTTATTAGCTGGGTCTTGTATCCAATCAGTCATTATACTTGCAGCAGTTGACCTTTCTTCACTAGCTTCTTTTTGCTCTTGAATAGCTTCCCATATAGGATTTCTATATGTAATAGGAGACCTTCTCATAGCATAACTAAGATTAGACTCATCCTCTCTTCTGATAGCAGGACCTCTTCTATTATTAATAGTAGGAGTACCTATACCAGAGGCTAAAGCACCATAGATACCAGAGAGAATAGTCTCTTTATCTATCATTGCATCACCTGCTGCTCTACTAGCTGCAAAGAAGTCATTAGCAAGAGATTCATCTACTGCATCCTTACCATCACCTTTATACTTATTAGTAATAAAGTTCTGTAGATTATACTCAGCACCACCTCTTGAAAAGGCATCAGATACACTTTGAAGATATTCCTCAGTGAACTCACCAGCAGGTTCTTGAAGTACATTAAGTACTTTACCTATCCTTCCATAAGAAGGAACCACTCTACCTGCTTCTACTCTAAAGTCTTGTGGTGTAAATAACCTACCTAACCTACTTCTTCTCATAGCTTCTTGCACAGAAGGAGTTTGAAGACCAGCTTTTAGTGTCATGTTAAGAGCACCATTAATCATGGAGTTAAGACCCATGTTATATACACCTGCCTTAGCTGCATTTACCTCTGCTTTCTTAACAGCTTCCTCATATCTAGGAGCATAACTATCATAAATATCTTTATATAGTTTCTCCATAGACTTTGCATCCTGTGGATTATAGCCTTGTCTGCTAAGTTCTTCGGGGTTCTGTAATCTCTTATTGAACTCATCATTAACTGCCTTAGCTTGTGTTTCAGCAATCATTTGCTTAGCATCATCAAGGAACTGTATCTTAGTATTAAGACCTTCACTTACCCCTTCAACAGTACCAACCATTGCAGGAATAAGGAAAGCATTAGTCTTTTGTTGTACTTGTTGGAGTCCTTTAAGTATAGTATTAACCTTTTCAAGGTTAGTTAAAGCACCTACCCTATTAGCAGCCATAGTCAAACCTTTGGCACCTTGAAATGCCTTACTTGATATAGAAGAAAGACCAGCACCAGTAAGCATAGATGCTATTGTAAAACCTTGCTGATTAATAAGTTCTGGTATAGTATTGACACTAAGTAAGTTATCAAGAATAGTACCTTGTTCCTCAGCTTGTGTTCTAATTACTGGTATGTTAGACATACCACCATTCTCTTTAGCTTCTTGAATATTAGCATCAAATAAGCTGCCATACTGCATTACATCATTGCCATATCTAGTCCAACTATTATCTATAACATGGTCCATGAAATCAAAGAAAGCATTATCAATGTCTTCATTTCTTTCATCACCAACATAGTCAATAGCACCTTTAACCATGCCAGCAGTACCTATTAAAGCACCTGCTGTTTGAGCACCCATACCCTTAAATCCATTCCAGAACTTCTCAAATACACTTTGGTTCTTTGATGCAGTATCTTGCATCTTCCTTCTAAGTATATTATTAGCTTCCTGCTCTCCATAAGCAGCCTTAGCAGCATTGTATTCTGCTGCTATCTTATACTTCTCTTCATCAGAGAAAGGCAAGTATTCAGTGTTCTTGTATCTCTTATAATAAGGAGATACATTATTAGCTATCTTATCAAATTCATCAAGGGCCTTTCTACCTCTAGCAGGCCATTGGTTATAAATACTATCAAGCTTAGTTGCTTCTTCTTGAAATTGTTGACCCTGCTCAAAGGCTTTACCAATAGCTTTAACTTGTTCCTCATCAGTATGTTCTGCTTCTAGAGGCTGCATCTTAAACAAGTCTTCATTGTATAGACTATCTCTTTGTTCAGGAGTATAATTCTTAATTATATTATAGTCTGACCTATTACCAAACTTCTCCTTGAACTTGACATTTCTATACATTCTTTCAGTCTGGTCAGGAGTAAGCCCCTTTATCTTAGTGGAATACTCCTTCTCCCAGTTCTGTCTATCTTGAGCTGTTAAACCCTTTAGTCCTTCCATATTATAATCCTGTATTTACATCAAAATTGATACTATCAGCTACTTGTGGAGTAGCTGGAGCTGCTATAGGTGCTTGAGGTGTATTTTGCTTAGGCATCAATACATAATCATAGTCACCTGCTGCTCTACTAGTAGAAGCTTTCACTCTAACTACATCATATAAATCTAAGTCTATATTTTGTTCTTTAGCTACTTTCAACATTTCATCAAGAGCACCCTTAGGTATTTCATTGTAGTTAGTTACTATATCATTGACATTCACATTATCAAGAGTATAGTTACCCCATGTAGATGCAGCATTACTTCTAGTCATACCAAACCAAGTACCTTTTACATCTTCTCCCTTTTCACCTGTTCTCCATTTACCATTGGTATTAGCAATGATAATAGGCTTATCACCCCTCTTAGCTGCATCTTTAACTCCTGCACCTGCTATTCCACTATTACCAGCATAGTTTTCAACTCTACCATCTGGATATATTCTAAGTGCCTTTCCACCACCAATTACTCTGATTACAGAACCATCTTGAAGAGGAATAGTACTCTTATCTTTAGCTGCTTGTTCTTTAGCTAAGTTAAGTCTTTCTTTCTCCATCTCTAATCTAGCAGACTCAGCAGGACTCATATAACCTCTATTAGCTTGAGTATCATATCTTTGAGTACCAATAGCATCATATAAACCAGCATTAATATAGTCTCTAGCTCTTGATTGAGTAGCTTGGTCCCATGTATCAAGACCAGATTCCTGCCATATAGTATCAGCTATTTGCTTCAATTCTTTAGGAGCATTAGGGTCATTCATTATAGTCTGCATAACCTGTTGAGGACTATAACCAAGCTGTTGCATTTGTTGAAAGTACTGACCACCAAGTATAGATGAATACTGAGGATTGTCTTGAATAGTCTTAGCCAAGTTCTGAGCCATTGTACTAGCTCTCTTAGTTAATTCTGAACCACTGATAGTATTATAAGTAGCATTAGGATTATTCAATAAATCATCAATAGATGCAGTACCATAATTAACATCAAACATTAAAGAAGGGTCTCTTTGGATAGCTTCTCTTTGAGCCTTAGTTAACTCTTCTCTCTTACTTGCAGCTAATTCAATAGGAGTTATTTCACTAGCATATCTTCTCTTCATATTTAACAAACCTCTTCTACTTTCTGGTGTTAAACCTTGTCTGGCTAAGAGGTCTGCTTGTTTAGTCAAGTCATCTGCATAGGCTTTATATTGTGCATAAGCTACAGGACTAGTTTGCTGGTCAGCTAACTTATCCCACATACCTGCCTTTGCAGACATCTCTCCTAAACCTTCTTCAATAAGCTTGTGTTCAGTATCTGCTCTATCTACAGGAGCTATCATTTGCTCATAGCTGAATGGTTTAAATTTTGAACCAATTCTTAATATCATAACAATCCTCCCTTACTCTTCTTTTTACCTTTATAGCTAGTCTGACCTTTTCTATTAATCTTGTATTTTCTAGATGGGTCAGCATTAATCATATTCCTCATAAATTCTTCCTGACCTATACCACCTAATGAATCTAAGAAGTTAGTTAAATTTGCACTTCTAGCTTCATCTGCAATGGTCTTAGTAGATTCCCTCATACCAGCAGCTTGCATTATAGCTCTAAGCTTCATTTCTCTGTTCTGTTGGTTCATACCAGCAGCTCTAAGTGCAGACTCACTATTATATTGATTAGTACCTCTATTAAAGGACTCAACTCTTTCTCTTTGAGCTAAGTTATATTCCTCAGCTTGTCTTGCTAAATCACCTATGCTTTGACCATAGTTATAATCAGCAGCAAGTATTCCAGCCTGAGCATTTAATCTATTACCTCCTGATGTATTTTGTAAAGCTCTTCTAGTAGCTGATGATTGTTGATTGAGCTTATTAATGTAAAAGTCTCTATCAAATGGATTATAAGATAGATAGTTACCAATAGGTTCAGCTTCAATAGTAGGTAATCCGCTTACTGCATCTACAATCATATCAGCATTACTGTAATCTGGTTTATTAGTCCATCCAAATAGGTCTGATATTACTCCAACACCAGCACCTAAAGCAGGTGCATATCTAAGAGCATCTAATCCTATACCTTTTCTAGTACTAGAAGGTTGAGCATCATTAGGCTCAGTATCTGCATCTCCTTGAGATGCCACATAGTCTTCCCATGTAAAAGGTGAGTCATCTAATAAAGTTGGGTCCCAATCAGTATCACCACCATAAGCAAACTGTCTTCCTTCTGTCTTAGCTTCCTTTATAGCTTTAACTTCTTCTTGAGCCTGCATTAACTTAGACATATTTGCAAGTAAACCTCTCCTAGCAATAGGGTCATAAGGTCTTTCTTTAGGCTCTTTATTAATCTTTTCAGCTATAGAAGCAAAGGTATTATCCTTGTATTTAGATGGAAGATTAACTGATTTAAGTAGCCCTTCACTAGGATGTAATCTATTACTAAACACATAATCATTGAAGATTACTTCACCTTCTTCAACTAAATTAGGTTGACCATCAGGTGCTACACCCATTGGCACACCAGTTAAAGGATTCTCTTCATGGCTTCCACCCTCGCCTACTACTGTAACTCCATCACTAAATACTCCACCATTAGTTAGAGCATCTGGGTGAGTAGTTAAAGAGTCATAAGCTCCTGTATATAAAGTACCTATAGGTGCATAGTTTTCATCATAACTATACCCCATGTAACCACCATCTGCGTGCCACTTTCTTGCATTAGCTGCAAATGTAGCTCTCTCTCTTACAGCAGGTGAACTACTTCTTTTACCTTTAGCTATGCAAGCAGAAGTAACCTTTCCACCACAGTATTTAGTAAACTTACCTCTATTAGCTTTCTTAATATGAATACCACCTCCATCTTTGAATGTATTCATAGGTGAAACAGTTAAAGTTTGCTCTTGAGTAGGTGCAATAGCATTTTGAATATTAGAACCTAAGCTGCCACCAATTATAGAATTAGTATTAAATAACTCTCCACCAAAAGCCTTCTTTCTAAGTGAAGGGTACTTAGCTAATACCTTAGCTCTAACACTACTATCACCATGAAGTCCTGCTAATCTAAGTGCATCTCTGGCATTAGCCTTAGTTGGTATAGGATAGCTTCTATGTGGACCTGCAAAGTCATCAGCAGGAACCATTGGATATGGTTTCTTCTTGGAACCATAGTCCTTATCTCTGGATAAGTTACCACCTTTTGCAAAGTAATCTACACCAAACTCTGATACTTCAAATGAGTTGGGCGTAGATGGCATTCTGAATTTACTCATAGCATCTAATTGTTTATTGTTTAAAGCTTTAGTAGCCAATTCATAGTCAATAGCACCTCCCCCAAGCACACCACCAAATGCTGAGTAGTTAGCTAATAGATTGAAGTCATTCTGTTTATCTATATTATCAGCTCTAAGTTCAAATGAACTCATTGCTCTTTCATTAGCTTCTTTAGCTTGTTGATTAAGTTTCTTAGCTTTCTTCTTAGCTTTTCTGTTACCAGTAAACCAACCTGCAAGTGAGGAACCTAAGCCTACTACACCTCCTACAATAGCACCAATTGGACCACCAACAGATGCTCCAGCAGCAGCCCCTTGACCAGCAGCTCCAATAGTATTAGTAATTCCCTGACCAGTACTTCCACCTTTAACATCCTTCCATGTATAGTCATCTTTAGATTTGTTCCAAGAACCCCATTCACTCATGAGTTCATCGTTTGATGATGCACCTACTACCATATTCTTTTGAGCTTTAATACCTTCTTCTTGAGCACTAGTATCAGCTATCTGAGCATTAGATAGACCTGCATTTACTATAGTTCCAACAGAGGAACCTATACCCCCAATACTACCCATATTAAATCCACCACCTCCACTGGCAGAAGTACCAACTGATTGCATTCCTACAGAACCTGATGCACCTCCTTGACCTAATGTAGTAATCTTAGATAAGTCAGTTGTATTAGCTAGGGATGCAAGACTGCCAACTGGTCCTCCATCTGCAAATATATTTAATGGTCTATTCTTTCTTCTTATAATTCTCTTATTAGCCATAGCATATCTTTAATTTGTTGCAAATATAAGTAAAGTTATTGAGATTACAAAGCCTTTAAATAAAAAAGAAAGGGTAGACAACTAAATTAGTTTATCTACCCTAACTATTATTATACAAAGTAATGTATTGTCATATCATGGAACACTGTTCTATATGTATTAGGTGTTTCAGTTGATAGTTTAACATATGCCCAAGTATTTCTAATTCTATCTCTATTATTAGCTGGAATACCATTAATAGGTGTATTAGCTCTTGGTATATTAGCTCTCCATATCCTGAACTTTCTCTTTAAAGGAGAAGGTCTTCCATTTAAGTCAGTTAATGTTACTCTACCATGTTGATACTCATTATATACATCAAGTGTATCATAAGTTTTAGTAGGAGCAAGGTTATCACCATCATAAGCATCAGCTCTAAATTCAACAGTATTGAATATCTTATCAGCAGGCTCATCAGCATTAGCTACTACAGTAATACTATAGGGTTTATACTGACCAAAGAACATGTTGTAATCACCATTAAACTGTTGCCATAGTTTGTTGTTATTGAAAGCATAGAATTCACTGCCTACATTAAACATAGCTGGAACCCTTTCATAACTCATGAAAGAAGTAAACTGACCTATTAACTCTGAGTAACATAGACACCAGTTGTTATTAACAAAGTACACATCATTGTTATTCTTATCATAGAATCCTCTAAAGTTCTCATAAGTAACAGGGTTCCAGTTTATACGAGTATTATTTTCATTAACCCATTGTCTCATACCAAGACTATCTGAGATTGACTTCACTTCTCCATTAAACAGATACATTGAATTAGTTTCATTATCAATGAAGTAAAGACCAGAAGGAGACTCAACTATAGACCACTTATTACTACATCCTATAGTATTGCTAACATATCTCTTACCACTAACTTTCATACCATTAGTGATTTCAATAGGCATACCATCAGATGCAGGTATCTGTACTCTTGAGTTAAATAAAATATTACTTAACCCCCTTCTCTGAAAACAGAATATCTCATTATTATAAGTGTTCAAGGAGGTTACTTCCCCTTTATCACCATCAAGGTCTAATGTTGTTGCAACATTAATTTTAGTCCAATTATCCACTTCATTACCAAGTATTTTTTCCTCAGTCCATGTAATACTATTAGGAAAATCATTAAGACTACTTATTTCATTCAAATATTGATAAGTGAAATAGCTATTACTCTGAGAATAAATTGGATTATAAAGATTGAATATAGAAGGAGTAATAGCTAAGTTGGTAACATTTCCTCTATTTCTATCATATCTACCATCTATATTGATATGAGTTTCACAATAAAATGATACCATTTCAACTACAGTATTCATATCCTCTAAAGTGAAAGGATATGTCTTTAGACAATCATATCTTTGAAGATAGGTATCACCTTGAAGAAACTCTATTCTACCACTGTCATTAATATCAATTGGGTCTCCAGATACTATCCACCTGTTATTTAACAGAGCTTCTTCTGTTTTACCCCCAAATCTATTATCCTCATCTATAGTCTGAGTCAACTCTACAAGCCATAACCCTGAATATCCAGTACTAAAGGTACTAAATATAGCACTGCTATCTTTTGTATGGTCATGATTTGTATTACTATTAGGGATTATAACCCTATTGCCATTTTGCTTGTTTAAAGCAAATACAGCATGTTTTCCAGATTTATATTTGATGCTTACAGGACTATTGGTATATCTTTCAGAATCTTTAAGATTGACAGTTCCTAATACTGGTATAGTAATTTTATCAACAAAAGTGGTATTTTCAGACTCACCATTATATAATTGATTTATAGTTTTTATATTTTCATAACTATTAGTAACAACACCAATATCTGAACCTATACCTTCTGTTTTAGAACCAGGAGGTATTACTTTATCAACATTACCATAGTATAACAGAGACTCATCATTCCTAACTATTGAAGTAGCTGTAACTTCGTTAGAATCTACTATCTCTACATTTGATATACCAGCAGGGGGAACCCAAGATTCTGTTAATCCCAGAGTGAAATAAGTAGAATAACTTGTTCTCAAATTACCCAATTTATTTGATTTCAAATTAGAATAGGTATTACCTTCATATCTAAAATCATTAATTAATGAGCCTTGTCTTTGCCAAGGTGATACTAACCATGCCCAGTTACTCTTGTAAACTTTTTGAGTATCATTAGTTAATAAGGGGATTCCCATCCAATGATACCCAGAAGAAAGAAGTCTACCTCCTTTATTTGTTGAAAAAATAGTTTGTCTCTCATACTGTGGGAACTTATTATAAAATCCATAATCTAAAGTAGGTTGAACCCCTGTACTCTCTGCAAGAACAGACCTATAAGATATACCAGAATGTAATGCAACAGAGCCTATAAATTGGCAGCCTAAGTTAATATTTGCTGTATTTATATCTCCAAATTCTATATCAGGAGAATGAAATGTAAGAATACTACTATCTACTAAATAGTCATTTACTTCTGTACTACCTTCTGCTAATGTCTTTAAAGTTTCTACCCCTATCTCAGTAGTTCTATTAGGATATACAGGATTGATACTATCATAATCAACATATTGAGCATAAGTTCCATTATTTGCCCCCACATCATTAGAATCATCTCTATTAGCTTCATCAACAAAAGGTCTAAAAAACCAAGATGATACTGCATAAGGACTATTAGATTCTCTGTCTAAATTTGTCCATAGAGTAGGACATACTACACCTTGACACAATATAGTTCTATCACTATTTGTGGGAACTACTATCATTCCTCTTGCCTTTACATAACCAAGAGCTTTAGCTTCATCAAGCACACTCTTTGGTATAGTATAGTAAGGTTTTATCAAACTTAATTTAACAGTACCAGATAAGTTATTAGAATCTACATTAGGGTAAGTATTTACCTTACTATCTCCTATATATAATACTTCTGACCATTTACCTTTCTTATTTTGGAATTGAACCCCGAACCTATAAGTTTCACCTCTTTTAAATGATGTAATCTGGTAACTATTATTATTTAATTGGGTTTTATAATCATAAGTTAAATTAGTTCTTTCACCAGTATCAAGAAGCTTATTACCAAATACAACAGAACCCTTCACACTCTCTCTTGCTTCCTTTGAGAACAACAAAGTTTTTATGTGAATATTTCCAAGAAATAAAGTATTGTCCTTTTGAGTCATAGTGTGGGGAATTATTTCTTCACCACCTATGTAAAGTAGTAAGGTACTGTCTACACTACTTCCTGTTGTATTATTATCTGTATATCTGATTACTGAACCAATAACATCCAAATCAGCCACTCTTCTTACAACTGGGGTAGAATCTATACTTGTTCTAAATATAGAATATATCCTTATATAATCAAAATTAGTATCAGGATTACTTATAACTATATCAAAACTATTAGAACCTATCTCTTCTGGACTCCCTCCTCTATTACTTGCATGAGTGTAGTATATAGGTGTTTGATATATAATATTACTTTCAGAGCCATTCCTATTATAGTAAGTGAAGGCATATTGCACTACTCCAGAAGGAAACTTGCTGGCTACCTTAAGATTGGAGGTAACAGTGATTGTTTCATCCAACTTCAATTCTGGAATAAAATCAAATGAACTATTATTCCATCCTTCTATTGTTGTAGAGTCAGATACAATGTTAATAACTCTTGGTTGATTTAATCCATCTACCCAATATACTTTCTGTATGTTATCATTCTCATATACACTGATATTCTCAATAGGATTATTGACATTAAAGTTCAAGTTACCTTCATAAAGAAGCTTGCCTTCAAAGTAAGTCTGCTTATTCTCCAACCTATATATCCTATCCTTATCACCAGTAGTAAACAAAGTAACATAGTTATTCAAGACATTATATCCTATGAGAGTACCTAGCACTTGAAGAGGATTACCATTAGAAGTGAGGATGGATAACTCAGAATTACCTCTTTCATTAGTAACTGTTAGTAGAGTTGAGTTATCTCTTGCAGTTATTCTAATGTTCTTACATTCATATGCAAACTCTGGATTGAACTTTGAGACTGTTAAGTCTCTAGTCATACCTTTAATTATATGTTGTTCTTGTTTAAGCATAATCTTTATCTTTGGTCTTTCCAATACTCTCTATTACCTAGAGGCTTAAAGCCTTTTCTAAACTCATTGGTTCTAGGTAATAGTTGATTCATCATATTACTAATAGCTTCCATTTCACTAACAGAAGGCAGAATGAATTCAGTGTTAAGTTGTCCAACTTTCCACGCATATTCTTGCTGTACATTCTGCAATACTGCTGGTGCTATTTTACCCATATCAAACTGAATAGTGAACCATTCTTTCTTTATATATAACTCTAGTGCTTTAAGGAATATAGAGTTATCAGGTATCATAGGTAATCCTTCTTCATCTACTGGAATAGCTCTATATGCTATAGCTATCTTACCTTCCTTAAAGGAAGTATATATGATATTACCTTGTGTCTTAAAGGTTCCTTCTTGTCTCATTATAGGTTTCTTTTCATCATGTATTAGGTGAAAAGTATCAGTAGTAGCTCTAAGTGAGATGTTATTCTTTACATCTTTCACTTGTCTTATAGCTATTAAATCACATGGTAAAGAAGCTCTATAATTATCAATATCTACAGTTACTACCTTATCAAGATATATAGGAGGTAAACCTAAAGTTCCTATAAAGTCTATAGTATATTGTATAATTGCTTCAAAAGTCAAATCTATCATTAAAGGATGTCTAGTTAATCTATCTGCGATAATGCGAAGATTTATATAATTTATCTCATTTACCATATTTGTATCTCCATTTACTATTTAATGTTTTGTTTCTAGTACCTCTACAGCATTCTGTTATCTTAGAAAGGATGATTAATTCCAGAATTAGACTGACTGATTTTCATTCTAGTTTCTATTGATAAAGATTTCCCTTTATTCCATCTCTTCTCTATATAATGCCTATATACACCTTCCCTGATGGGGATATATGCCTGTACACAGTCCAAATTTTAGTCATATCTTTTATTTTTATCTAGGTACATTGCTTCAATCTTTCTATCTTTAATGTTCTGCTTAAGCCTTTTCTTTAGCTCTCTATTAACACTAAACTCATAGAATGACTTATTGATATAGTTAGCTTTACCTCTGTTATAATAGACTTTAAATATCTCTTTCTCTTCTACTTTAATAAGAGTCTTAGCGTTGAAAGATTCTTCATCTTCATACCATAATTTAAGAGTTCTATCCCAGTCAATAGGCAGGTTAGTTACTAAGTTACCTTTAGCATCTAACCTAATTTCCCCTGCTGTCTTTCTTATCTCAAGTCTTCCCATTCTATAAGGCAAAGTTACTTCTTCACCATTTACTAAGTTATCAGCTAGTAATTCATTAACTCTTCTAGTAATAGAGAAGTACTGAGATTCAGTTAATCTATACCCAGTACTACCATAGCCATTCTTTCTATAATGCTTGTAACCATCATAGATACCCAATGACCCTCTGATTTTGTGAGTTCTTGGCTTATCTACCTTTAGTATGCTATGTCTAAACTCTTCTAGTGACATTACTTCTTAGGATTTAGGTCAGACATATCATCATCAGCATTATTCTCCTTATCTTCTGGCATAAACTCTGAACTTCTTAATTCCTTAACTACAAGCTCAATAAGAGGAGGAATTAGAGAAGCTTCTAAAGGAAACTCAGCATCAAGTAACTCACATATTCTACCATTTTCATCACATTGTAATCCAAAGGTTTCCTCAGCATTCTCAAATAAAGCTGTTATTCTTACCTTTTCAAGGTAGAGGTATTGAGGGTTGCTAGACTTGAAGTATAGGTAGTTATCTGGTGCCAGAGAGCAATAGATTATATTATTCAAATACTTGTTATACCCTACATACTTCATTCTATCTCTACTTACATAAGTTATCTCACCTTGGTAATAGTCCACTGGATATACTCTTGGTTGTTTAATTCCCATCATATATGGGATTTTATTCTTAGACCTTAGATATACCCCACCCTCACAGACCTCACCTGAAATTGCAGGTACTTCTATCAGGTCTAGACATATAGTACTAAAGTTACTCTCAGGTATGAACTTCTTTATATCTGAGTATCTCTGCTTTAGTAAAAAGGCTCTATACTTACTTGTTAGATAGATTATGTGGTCTTCTGTGAAGTAAGCATCATCTGATGAGAGTTTCAGCTCATCATTAATCATATAAACTATTTCTCTATATGTACTCATATCATATTGGTATTAACATTAAAAGCACTGCAAATATAAGTAATAAAACTCACATGTGCAATGCTTTTACTGATTTTATTTACTGGCTATAAGTATTATGCTTCTATTCTTATCACACTTGCTTCATCAACTCTGAGAATATTGTCCTCAGTGATTCTAGCAATGTAATTAATCTTAGTCTTATGGAATAGTGTATCATCATTAACATAACTTGGAAAGTCAATTAGACAAGTAGTCCCACTTAAACAATAGATAGCATTAACTATAGACCTAAGGTCCTTTTCATCTATATATTCACTGAATACATTTAGTACATCATCCAGTGCAAGTAATGCTAATAGCTTGTTTACATCACCATAACTTCTATAGCCAAATTGAGCTAATGAAGTGAAGTATCTAACTACAGCATCATAAGAAATATTAGTCATTTCATCCATAGCAGCTACAATTTGTTACTCTAGTTATTGTACTAAAGTATTTATTCCAATACTTAATAGCTTGAGGATAATTACCAGTTCTTATACATAACTCAAGTGCTTTTATTCTTAAGGATAAGTCAATGAATTCTTTAGGTATTTCACAGTTATTCTCTATCTGTTTAACATACTTCATCATGCTTTGATAAAGAGGATATAGATTAGTTACAGCTCCCATAATCATGGGATTAGTTGTACCACAAGGAGCATCTGCTGAGGGAGTTCCAGTAGCTATCACATACACAAAGAACATAGTATCATTAAGAGTATTTATATTAAAATCACTTGCTTGTAATCTAAGTCTTATATTCCTCATTTGATGAGTACCATAAGTGAAACAGTATGATTTATCTTCCTCTTCAAGCACTGGATTACAACTGCATTCCTCAGGAAGAGAGTAAGTTAAATCATAGGCATCAGCTACTTTAAGTTCATATACAGGATTAGAGCTAGGACCATTAGGTACATATGTATCTTGTGTATCTATAACCACACTATCTAAGATTATATCATCATAGAAGTCTTGATTATCAACAGAGGCATCTATAATTAGATACTTATCATCTTGGGTTATCCTTAATTCGTTGAAATGTAACATGGTTATTTAGTTTTAATTATAAAAAAAAAAGAGCATAGAATCAACTATGCTCTTTATAATTAGCTCATTTAAGCTGGGTCTGCAATTGTTAAACCAGATGCAGCGTTGATTGCTGCAATCAGAGCCTTCATTGCAGTGTGCTCACCATCATCTACAGTTACCAGAGTGATTGTTCTAGGAGACTTTTGTACATCTTCTGCACCACCTGCCCAGTAATAACTGATGTCCAGAGTATCATACTTCTGAGTTGGGTCTACCAAGTAAGTAGTATGAATAACATTAGGCCATCCCATGTTTCTGTAGAAGTCACCTCTAGCACCCATTGCGAAGTATTCAAGGTCTGCAATATCATGACCATTCTGTACAGAATTAATAGGAGTTACTGTAGTAACTGTACCCCAGATTCTTTCATCACCTTCCAAGGTAATATTAGTTGGTTGTACTGCAAAAGGAATGTAACCTTGAGGCATAACACCTAAAATCCAATCCTGTGCTACCTGTTCAATTTGAATACCAGTATAAGTATCAGTCAGAGTAGCAGGGTCAGTGTCAATGGTTACTGTTGTATATGCAGGACCACTTGCTACTAGATAGATTGTTACTAGTGGAGTAGCTTCTCTTGCTATGTTTCTAGCTAAAGAAAGTGCCATAGCTTTGTAAAAGTCTGATGCTGTCATACCACTAACTGCATGTACCATACCAAATTTCCAGTATTGGTCTTCTGGTGATAAACCTACATACTGTCTGAAAGCAAGTCTCAACAGATAATCCTGTCCAGCTACTGGTGCTCCAGCATTAATAGCAGAGTCTAGAACTACTTGGTATCTATCTAACTTCTTAACTAAAGCCTGAGAAGATGTAGATTTTGCATAAGTGATATTCTTGATGTCAATCTTATCACTAGATTCAATAACACCAGCAGGGCTAAAGTACTGGAAGTACATTGTAGATTTAGCTGAATCTACCTTAGGCAGAATGTCACCAGCAGCAGCTAGTTGAGTAACTGCTGTCTTTAGATTTTTTGCGACATATAAATGTCTTACTTGATTTACGGAATAAGTTGCCATAAATAAATTGTTGTTTAATTAAACGTATTGCTTATTAATAAGCTATTGATTATTCTCTTTGTTTGCATACTGAGCCTTACTCATCAAGGCAAGTCTAACTGCTACTTCAACTATCAAGTTATGAATATTACTATTCAATACACATTCCATTGGTTGTGAATAACCTGATATGTTTAAGTCACCTAAGTTAGTTAATATAATAGGTGTAGGCTTAGTGATATAGTTACAATGATACTCACCTATCTTAAACTTTGATATAAGTTTAATGGCATTATTAACATCAACTCTTAAGACTCTCTTTTCTGATGGACCTTTAAATGGGTTCCTTTTTATCTTATAAAGTTCATCTTCTCTAACTGGTGTTACTAAGGAGTATGTACCATTTAAACAACCTAATGTTTCATCACTTAACTTGCACTCTTCATAGGTAATAAACCATAAACCTTGTGGCATTACAATTGATGCAGTAGTAGAAGGAACAGTAATTTCTTGTGTGAACTCTTGAACCAATTCAGCTAAGTATCTTCTAGCTTCCTCAGTAGACTCAAAGGAGAGTCCTAATGAGTTTCTACCACTATACAAGTCTATAACCAAGCTATCTTGAGCTTTAGTCAGAAAGACTGACTTCTCATACTCAGAGAATGCAAGAGGGTCTGTTGTTCCATCAACTGGTATAATAGAGTAAGAGTTAAGCAGAACATCAAACTCAGCACTAAATTGTTCTATATTCATAATTACTCACTTCTTTGACCTAGTTCAATAGTAGCTTTAACATCACTTTCATAAGCAGCTTTAGCTAGTTCAACAGCTCTTTGAAGTATCTCTTGATGTATAATTGGATTCAATTCACATTCAGAAATAGTACCAATACCATTGATAGTTAAGTTACCATATTCAGAAGAAAGGTCTGCTGTTATGATAGGTGCAGGTCTTCTAATGTACCTCAATAGATACTCAGTAATTGTTTCATTATTGTTGACTATAAGCTCAGTAGAGATTTTCTCACTTGAAGGGCTTATGATTCTCCATGCTTGGTACTTAAGAGGTTCCTTGTATGGCTTAGACATTAATCTAGTGTACTCAGCATAACTAATAGGAATCACTTGTTTGGTTCCTGTGTTGGTAGAGACTGCTTCATTAATGACTATAAATAAGTCAGAAGGCAAGTCAAATACCTTAGCCCTCTTATCAAAAGTAAGAGGAGAAGTTGTGCTAGGTGTACCTTGTGCAACCTTAATAAGCTCTGAGAAATCTATCTGTCTCTTAGGTGAGTCATCCATTCCTTCTCCATACTTGTTACCTTTAGGGTTAAAGTAGTTCTTGACTATTTCCTCTTGGCCTTTAGTCAAGAACACTGATTTCTCATATTCATTTAACCCAGGAGCAGCATTGCTCATTATGTTGTTATAGAGTACATCAAATTCATTACTGAACTCTATGTGGTCCATATTATTACTCTTTTAGTTTAGCTTCAAGACTGAACTTAATAGACTGGTTCTTAGGTGATGCTAAGAACTTAGCTGCTATATTAAAGGTTGGGTCTTCCTTGTTACCACATAAAGGAGAACCATCTTCTCTTAGATAGAAGAAGCCACCTCTATTAGATACAAGACCTGCTTCAACTGCTCTCTTAATAGTTACCTTAGTAGGTAATAGAGGGTCTGTAATAACCTTTAAGAATAGCTTAGCATCAGCTTGAATTAGCTTGTTTACTCTTGTTTGTAAGAACTCTACCTTAGTATTTACAGCTAATGGTCTACCATCAATAGTCTCAATAATAGTTCTCAATGTATCAGCATCATTTTCATATTTACCATATTCCATGTATGCTTTCATTGTAGCTGACATCTCTTGTCTAGCATTAGAAGTTTCTTCACCTTCCTTGATAAGAACAAACTTATATGTTGCCTTTGGAATGTCTTGAAGAGCTTGCAGTGAAGGAGCTATATCATCCTTATTAGCTAGCAATATCTTATACTTAATGTATTGTTCTGGGTCTGATAGGTCTAAGATGTTATCTTGTTTAAGCAATCTAACTTGTCTATTTGACCAATAGTTATTTTCCTTCTTATATATAGATAGAGCATTATACTCTAAACCCATAATATACTCAAGGAATTCCTTTTCTTCATCAGTAAGAACATTAACCAATCTACCAGATTCTAACTGTGGAACTGTGAAATACTTTACTGCATTCTCAGCCATACCACCATATAGAATGTGCTTTGGATTAGTTACTATACCACTCTCTTTGGGTACATATCTTACTATAATTCTTTCATTTCTTAAACAACTTACTGGTTCTCCCAGTGTTGCTACTTCTTTCTTTCTACCTTTTCTTACAGGCAATTGTGGTTCTTCTTCCTCAGGCATCTGAGGTACAATAGATGTTTCACTGTTAATGCTCTCTAAGTCAAGTTCTTCTTCTACTCTCTTACTTGCCATATTTACTTCTCCATTAATTAGTTAAAAAGAAAAGGGGAGGAGTTAACCTCCCCTTGTATCATTATCCTTGCAGAATTGAAGGAATAAGTGACATTGTTCTAGTTGGGTCTAGTACTAATGTACCTAAAGTTGCCATTCTGTGGATAACAGCAGAGTCCTCATCATAAGACATATTAGGATTACCCATCTGTCCAGTGAAAGGATTTCTGAATCCCCATTGATAACCTCTGAATTCTTCTTGACCCTTAATCTTACACTTTTGAATATTAGGTTGGTCCATAGTACCAATATACCAAATATCAAATCTATAAGAGAAAGCAGGCCCACCTTCTGGGTGAAGAATCTTATTTCTTACAGGGTCATCATAGAATGGGTCAACATCAAGTGACACTATAACACCATTAGGTGCTCTCCATTCAGTCACCTGATAATCAGTTACTGCAATAGCATTCTGAGCAAAGTTACTTGCAACCTTAGTATAGATTGGTGGGTTCTGAGTTGAGATGATTGGCATCCATCCAGAAGTAGTCTTCTTAGCTTCTCTGTTGAATAACAGAGCACCTCTTTCACCAGTCTTGATGATGAACTTTCTATCACCAAATCCTAACTTAGAAGCAGATAGTTCATACAGAGCATCTAGCAACAGTTTCATCAGACCATTAGTATCATTGTAATACATAGTGTTAGCCACTTCTGTTTGCTCAAAGATACCAGCACCAGTCTTGATTACATTACCAGACTTACCAAAGTTCATGTATTCGCCATTGATATTTCTGTTAGAAGTACCAAAGGCCATTGCATTGTTCTTGTACTCGTCAAATTGAAGTTCAACTTCCCATTCTACATAGTGCATCCACTTGTTTGCAACATCCTTAACCTGTCTGCCACTAGCATCTCTATGAACCATAGGAATACCAACAGCTAACTTCTTATCAAGATTAGAACCAGGAGTCTTATGTTGAATTCTAATAGTAGTCCATTCATTTCTCATAGAAACAGGACTAGTGAATCTAACATCACCAACCTTTCTTGAAAGTTCTCTTTCAACAGGTGCAAATTCAACAGAGTATCTTTCACCAGCAAGTAGTCTTTCAGCAGGAATACCCTTTCTGTTAGCACCCATTAGTTCAACCTTATATACACAGTTTGTACCTTCTGGTCTACCATCTGCAAGAATTCTTTGAGGGTAAACTTGATTTAAGTTACCTACAATAACTTCACCATCTGCAAACCAGTCTTCTGGGAATACAAGATAGAAAGGTGCACCACCTACACCAACATTACCTGATGCTGATGTAATAACTATGCCATTCTCATCTCTAGCTTCAATCAGAGGAATATTTCTTCTTGAAGAACCAATAACATCCCAGTAATATTCAGCATCATCCTCAAACACTTTAGTAGGGAATGAACTAAGGAATGTATCAAGTGTCTTTCCTCTGTGGAAAGCTAACAATTGCACCATTAGGTTAGTTGCCTTTTGAGGTGCTTTTTGGAAGATGGCACCTAAGTGATTCTCAGTTGTCAACCCTTTCCAGTGTTGAAAACCAATCATTTGGAATTTACTTAATTTTCCAGCCATGTTTAAAACATTTATAAGTTAATAATCTCATTATCTTTATAGTACCATAAGTAACCATGCGATTTATGTCCTAATGAACAATTAACTCCCCTGCAAGCTAAAGAAATACTCATGTGGTTTATACCAGTTATATCTTCAACCTCTCTAGTACTTAGTATATTTTTATCTAAGTCCAGTTGAATAACAGCTTTACTGTGTATTGAGCCTACTCTACACTGTCTTCTCATTTTAGCAACAGCTTCATCTGAGAATTTATAGCCTTCAATACCATCACCACCATCAGTAAGGTTATATAATCTATAACCATGCTTTTTAAATATTTCTATAAAGTGATGCTCTAACTTATTTAGAGCATTCGCAGAGCAGTATGCTAATAAAACATCTAAAGTATCCATGTATTTCAGTCTAGCTCTATTTATGTAGGCTCCTCCATACTTCTTAATTCTTTTGTTTAGTTTCTGACTTCTAAATCTTTGGATTTACCTATTAACATACTTATACATCAAGTTCATAGCTAACCTTTGACTCTGGGTCATCACTAACACCTGATATGAAACTAAGACTTCCATCTGTATTTCTTCTAGTAGTGTTGATAGTGTGTTCCAGCTCTCTTAGGCTTTTCTTCACTTGTTTAGTAGCAGTTGGTTTAACTAGCTTATCTAAGTTTGTAAAGCCATCAGTCATAGTAAATAAGAGACCAATTTTCTTTAAGAAGTCTTGTCTATTATCTCTTTCATACTTCTGAATAGCTGTTAGATACTGCCCAGTTTCTGGGTCTTTGTAAACAGGTTTGCTGATTGAGTTATAGACCTTTTCTCTAGTAGTCTTATCTAACTCTAACCCTTTAAAGATTTCCTTCTCATCAAGAATAGACTTCTTTAACTCCTCTGCTTCCTTCTTTGTTCTTGCCTTTTCAGCTTCTTCCTCTGCTCTTGCTTCTGCAATCAAATCTTCATACTCTTGTTGAAAGTATTCTTTATTGCTTGCTAGTGCTTCCTTTGCATCTTCAACATCAGAGCCAGAGTTAAATGACTTTTGAGTCTCTCTTTGTGCTCTTTCTTTGCTAAATCCTCTATTAAGGAAGTCTTGAAAGATTAGTTGTTTTCTCAGCTTTTCTCCATTAGCTGACTCATCAGAGATAGCATCTTCTGTAATACTATTAAGGTAGTTAATAGTACCTTCATACTTTCTTACTTCATCAGGTTCTATACCTACTTGTAATGCTTCATCAATTCTCTTCTGTCTTTCATCTAATTTAGCTTTAAGCTCATTCTCCATAGCTTCTGCAAAGTCTTCTGGAGTTTGAATCTTACTTAATGTTTCTTCATCAAGGGCTGAGAGAATACCTTCTTCTTTCAAAGCACTGGCAATGGAAGAGTAGAAGTTAGTTTTGGGAGAAGTACCAGTTTCTTCCTTAGAAGTGGTATCCTCTTTACCTTGTGTATCTACTTTCTCACTACCTACGCTCTCTGGTTCCTCAGTAAACAGTTCATCTGGGTTTACTTCTGGTACCTCAGTAGTTGGTTTTTCTTTATTTTCTTCCTCCTGTTGTTCAGGTGGAGTAACCTGTGTTTCTTCACTCTCATCACTAGTGAATAGGCTTTCAACCTCATCTGGTGATAGGATATTGTCCATGTCTAATCCTTCCATATAACTCTTCTCCTTTAATTAAACTATGCAAAGGTAAGTCAAAGATTTGAACTGTGCAATACCTTAAGTCTGATTGTAATTTGATTATAAGTAAAACACTTATAGTAATAGTAAAAGAGTAGGGTGTTGAGTTAATATTAACCACACCCTTTACTCTCATTATTCTATAGTCAGTTCTATTACTTCTCCTGCACTTTGAGCCTTCAATAATACAGTCATTAACTCATAGAATGTTGCTGTACTATTAATGACTTGACCTTTAACTTTGTTCTCTCCAACTAGGATACAACCTAATGTATCCTCAGCTTTATTACCTACATGTATTAGTACTCCTTCATACCCTTTTACATTCTCTAGTCTAGGAAGTATGCCTTTATAAGGCTTAGCCCATGCTCTATCCTTGAACTTAGGACTTACAGTAGTCATATTAATACTATATGTACCTGTAGGAATTGCTGTTACCCCATATACCTTCTTAGCTTTAATCTCTTCAAGTGACATTTGACTTGTTAATCCTCTATCCTGGTCTTCCAAAGTGTCACACTCATAAACACCATTTATGGAGAGTTTTCCAATAGTATATCTAGGTCCTTTAAATATTCTTCTTAATAATAGTTTCATTAACTGCCAGATTCTACTAATGTTATATTCTTTAATACATCACCTGAGATTACCTCACTACCAGACTGAGTTACAAACCCTGTCTTTGATACAGACCAAGTAACTGTATGTCCTTTAGCTGCCCTAATACTTTTAGTAGTCAAACCATTGATAACTACTGTAGCATCAGCAGGAGTAGGGTTAATTGCAAAGGTAAACTTATCTGTTATTATAGATACTAGTTTACTATTAACTCTTTGCTGAATATCTATAATCTTACCTTCAACATTAGCATCTCTAATCACTAGAATTTGACCTTCTGCAATTAAGTTAGGGTCTCCTTCAAATACATTATAACTAATTAATCTTCTCATTGTTATCTACTTTAATTTTAATATCCTCTTTAAATCTACCAATCAAATCTTCAACTGCCTTATCATCAATGTACACCCTTTTGTTGCACCCCTTGGCTAAGCAAACAGCATTGACCATCTTACCAACTACTTTCCTTAGCCTAATAAGCTCTAACCTGTTTTCCTCACTTATTTGAATGTACTCTTCTAATTGGTGTTTATAGTCAGTAACCAACTTCTTGTAGAACTCTAGTTGCTTCACAAGATTATCTAGTTGAGTTCCATCAACTTCTGCATTGGTTTTATTAACCTCAGCAGTATTCTTTCTTCTAGAAATCCATGCTGTAACTATAGTATTAACCAAGTTGGACCCAAGTACTAAACTAATAATCTGTATAGTATCCATTTCCATATTTATTCTATTATTTCTATAAACTTTTGTCTATCATTAATAACATAAGGGTTATTTTCAACTACTGTTACATGTAAAACATTGTGCTTCTTCTGAAACCATCTAAATAAGAAGAACTTCTTAGGTGGTTTGATAGTCTCTCTCTTTGCATCTACAAACAGAAAACTCTCCAGTTTGAATCTAGGAGTTATTTTAATCTTATTAGGATAACTCATGATGATATGGTTATTAGCCCATTCATCCCCTATGATTGTATCTAACTTGAAGGAGTTTACAAATATAGTATCTGGTGGGGTTAAACTATCTGACTTTTCAATGTGAGATAACTTATACTGCATCTGTTTAATCTTACTATCTTTAATACCAAGCTCTTTTCTTACTTCATTCATCTTTTTAGTGATGGAATCATTGAAGTAATTAAGCTGTTCTATTGTTAGTTTATATACCTTAGTATCATTAGTTAAACCACTCAATTCAGCATCATAAGCCTTAATATTCTCAATAGAAGTTGAGTACCTAGTAGTCAACTGTTTATTCTGATATGATAGATAAGCCACAGCTCCTATCAATATTAGTATTATAAATAATATATACTTCTTCATATCCTCTTCCCTTATATTATTGTGCAAACATAATAAAAATAAATCACCTATACAAGAGCATAAGTGATTTATTTGTTTTATAGAATTAAATTCCTATTATAATTAACCAAAAATAAAAAGAGATTTCAATTTGAGAAGTGATATATTGTACCAGATACTCTATCTGCAATATTTAACTCAAATTAAACTTTATAAAATCTCTCTTTTCCAATTTAGAACTATATTGTGCTCCTACTCTTGCTATATTTAACTCAGAGTTCCTAATATTAACAGACACGATATTAAACAGGTCTCTATTTTTACCATTAGAACTCCTTGTTAAATCACAAAGGTTGTAACTATTGTTTCCATAGTAAGTAGAGGCAGTATTCAAAATCAATTGATTAGTATCATATTTAGAATATGATGTATAATCACCATGCCTATGTCCAGTGAGATAACATACAAACTTTCCTCTTTTCTTAAAGGTATGACTAACAGTAATAGAGTTAAACCCTTGTTGCTGCCAAGTATTATCTATAAGGGATGCTTTCATAAAGGCTTCTATTATATAAAGTATGATACTTCTTGAAGAAGTAGTAAGCCTCGGTTCATTATGGTATATAGTAAACTTCTGTCTGAAATTAGAATCAGTATCGAAGTTACTATCTGGAGTATAGTGCATTGCTACAATTACAGATTGGTTATTTGAATTTGCTAATTCAAGTTCATTTATAAACCAGTCTATCTGCTCTTGAGAATAGCATTCTCCATACCCCATTTGAGCATCACCATAATCGTAGTTATTAACACATATTATTCTTATACCTTTAACAACTTTTGAATAATAAGGTTTCTTGTTACCCCCAATAGTATGCACAGTTAAAGCTGAGGAAACCTCAAAAGGTGCTATATATTTATTATATAGGTCTGATTGGCTACTTGCTCCTATGATTTCATGATTACCAATGATAGGTAAATAGATTCTATCTTCTACAGCTCTTTTAACAAAAGAATAATCATTTGAATAATTATCAGCAACTACATCTCCTGTTATTATCATGAAATCAGGCTTCAAGTAATCATATACCTCTACTATTCTATTCAATGATGGGCATTCTCCTACGGAATCTCCCAAATAGTCTTTATGTAAGTCAGAAGCATACAAGAACAATAAATTATCAGATTTCTGTATATTAGAGTAGTCTGCTTCATTTTCATCATAAGAATATTTTAGAATATCTATATTACTAAATAAATCTTTATTTAATTCAATTACACTATCAACTTTTTCTGAACTTATATCTAAAACAGATGCCCCACAAACATATCCTTTAGTCGCAGTTTCACTGTTTGACCTAAAATAAACTGTCCCAGCAGGAGCCTCATCTGAGGTAAATGTAATAAGTTGTTGGGTTCCAGCTACTATAGTATCTTTACTTAAAGCTCCAATAAAGTTGTAATTAGCATCATAAAAAGAAATAGCTGCTCCAGAAGAGCCTTCTCTTGCTGAGGTTAGATAATTTCCTCCCTTTGTTAATTTAATAAACCCAGTAAGCTTATAATCCTCATTATAGGTATAAACACCAGTAACCTTATTAATATAACCATAATAGTCATAATCTTTTATAGGGATAAAATTATCCTTTAAATCTTGAATAGTAGAATGTATTATATAATAATCATCTATTATAGATGAAGTGCCATTAACTATAAAATATTCAGCATTAGTAGGAATATCAGAAGAATCAACTTTAATACTGGTTAATCCTGACTTCAAATTTTCTCCTATACCACTTATAAACTTTAAGTTTATATCATAAAAGTTAAGAACCAAGCCTACTCCACCAACCTTATTATAACCTCCGACATATATATCTTCATTATGGTTTATTTTAATAGGGAGAGAACTTGAATATGAACTACTTCTCTCTATAGTATTTCCATTGAACCATACTCCCTTAATAAATAAGGGATATGATAGTGGGAAAGCTCTTGTTTCCAAGAAGGAGAAATCAGAAGTCCTATATAACTTTCCTCCCATCATGTAATCAAAGGAACTATAAATCACTAAATCTGAGACTTGGGAAACTGTAGTAGTTGGAGAGCTTTTCTTTATTGCTCCTAATATAACATAATCATCTAATCTATCTATAGTAATATATGTACTTGTTATATTGGTTATAGAACTATTTATCTTATTAAATAATAAATAGCTATAGGAGGAAGCTTCTGGGGTTCCATCAAATTTTGTACATATTATACTTACTTCAACTTTATTGGTAAGTTTAAATTGTTCTCCCTTGCAGTATATTACAGTTCCTTTTGGAAACTGTATTATCCCTTTCTGTAAATCCACATTTATAAACCTATCTAAGTAATTATCTACAGATACTAAACTACTTATTACTCTGGTGCTTCTAATATTTTCAGAAATAATCTTCTGACTTACAATGGCAGTCTCACTATCACCCAACTCTTGTACTACACCAGCAGAGATAGATGTAAACCTACCATTATTAATCCATCCAGTACTATCTTTAACATATAATTGATAGATAGGATTAGTATGTTCAGTATCACTTGTATCATATGTAGGACCAACACCATAAATATCTCCTTGAACAGCAGTAGAAGGAAGAGCATCCACAGTAGCTACATACCCTTTAATATGCAAACTATTAGTAAATTCTCCACTTAAATCAGACCATGTAGCACCATTATCTCTACTAATCTGTATCTTACCAACATTATCAGCTTGGCTGCTACCAGTAGTTCCTGTAAATCTAAACCATGCTGCAATATAGTCTGATACATCTTGCCAAGTACTACCAAGGTCTTTTGACATTTGAATCTTATTACCAGACTCTCTAAATTTATAAGCTAACTCTTCTGAAATATTACTCCAAGATTCACCTAAGTCTGTAGATTGCTGTAACTTGTTATTACTTACTCTAAACTGAGTAAACACAGGATTAGAGGATACATCTACATAGCTACTACCATCAGTATATGAAACTTGTAAGTGATTATTAGAACCTACCCTAAGAATAGGAGTAATACCAGCTTCTCCCTGTGCTTTAATGTTAGTAACTTCTCCATTGATTACCCAATATCCATCTGAGGATATAGATATATCACCTACAAGTGCATTACTACCATCTCTCCAGTTTGCACTATCTCCAAAGGTAGTATCATCAATAGCTTCTGCACTATACCATTCAGTAACTACTGTCTTATCATATAAGACATAAGTAACCCATAACCCTTCCCTTCTAAGGCTGGAAGGAACTTGTAGCCTTGTTTGACTTCTACTACCATTATAAGATAAGAATAGCATATTAAACATTGCAAGTATATCTGTCAATGTTACCCCACTTTCCTTATCTAAGACTGCATCAATAAAAGTCTTAGGGAAGATGTCTTCATATCTTCCCTCTTGACTATTCTTCTTAATTAATTGCTGTATATCTTTCATAATTTATAAATTAAGCTAATGGTGTTCCATCAAGATTAACCCAATTCTCTCCTTCCCATAAGATGTATTTCTTAAGAGTTGTATCATAATACTGGAACCCTTGATGTGAGTAGTTAAGATTTTCAGGTCTTTCATCTGTTCCTCCAAGCCTTTGTATGATTTTATAACCATCAGAATCTACCCAATTAGTACCATTCCACCAACAGGTTCTATTATAATCTGTATTAAAATAAGGTATTCCTATATTTCTGTTAGTAAGACCAGAAGGGGCACCTACAGAATTTCCATTAGGCACATCTGTTAAATTCATTACTCTTTCCCCTAAATAAGTATTATTTATAGATGTTATTAAGCTCTGAGTTAAATCATTTTTGGAGATTTGAGACAGATTGCAGTCTTTTACAGATACAGATTTAGCTACTACAACATTAGTAAAATCAAATAAGTGATTAAATCTTCCTATGTAGGCACCATTAATAACAAAGTTACAAATCCTTTTTATATTAAAAGCTACATAATTATCGGGGTAATTAGAATTATTAGTTCCTCCTATATTACCACCAAATACAGAAACATTTCCAATAGCAAAAGGATTATTATTAACTTCCTCATATCCCAATTTAAAAACATTGCTTACTATATTTTCTACATAAGGGTTATAAAACTGTATATTATTATGAGATTCTATGTAACACCCTCCCTCTGTACAACTTTCAAAAATACAATCAATAAAAGAACTCTCTACTACTGAATTAAAAGGTATTTTTACTGCCCATTTACTCTCTGATAAATAACACTTCATTACTGTGACAGTAGTATTATTTCCTGTAAATTCTATACAACTCTCTGTGTTTATATATAACTTACAATGTTCAATTAAAGTATTTAACCAATGTTTTATCTTAATACCTGAATTGAATTGTGTGATAAGTAGGTTTGATATAGTACTATCAGCTAAATTATCTAATTCTATACAATATTGTGAATTTATCCCATTACCTTTTATAGCAATATTTTTTATAACAACTCCAGAAATATAATTAACACTTGTGTGTTCTTTTCCTCTAAATAAAGATTTAGAGGATGTAGGAGTAAACTGTATAATCACTGGAGACTTATCCCATACTAAACCCCAAGAGCTATTACCTTGAATAGTAGTCCCTTGAGAAATATATAAAGTATTTGATATTGTATATGTAGATGATAAGACTATATTTTTGAAGGGGGAATTTAGGATAGATTGAAAAGAGGTAGTACAATCTGTATTTCTTATAGCCCCAAACCATTCTGGATAGGCTTCATTTACAATCCAAGTACCATTAAGAGTGATATCAATATTAAATATTCTCTGTAACCCTGCCTTAATCTTTGTATTATTACCAACTATAGTTCCATTAATAATGGACCCTCCCTGAAAATCAAGTGTACATCCTGCTGGTATAGTAAGAGTTCCACCTTCAAGGGTTATATCCTTAGTTATCTTATAGATAACATTGGTTTTATTAAATTTATCTTGTATTGCCATATATTTATTCTTTTATTATTTGCAAATATAAGTAAAAGTTCTCATATATGCAAGTGAAAGTAGTACTCGACTTATATGTCAAATACTACTTTATTTAATTAAACTATTGACACTGCTTTAATAGTAGTACCATCAATATTTATAAATTGACCTCCATTCCAATAGATAGCATTTTGCCAATCAGTTACATAAAAACTTATTCCAGCATCTGCTACTGTAAGTGTGGCTCCTATATCATCTATTGAAGATGACAATATTCTTCTATTGAAGGCTCTATACCCATCAGAACTTCTCCAAGAAGAAGTTGCAGTATCCCAATAAGCAGGCATTTTGCTACCCACAACATATTTACAGGAGCCTGCCTCTCTTGGCAACATATCTGTAGGTAACTCTCTTACAGTTCTTACAACCTTAAACATTCTATCCTTAGGAAATACTACAGTAGGAGGAATTTCACTAAGGTTCATCCTTGTTACAGTAGGCTTAAGAAGTTCAGAGTAGGAACCTCCACTTATAGGAGTACCTCGAGTTGATTCACCTGCTTTAAAGGTCACTGGAAACATTTGAACTTTATAGTACACAAGGGTAGAATCTATAGCACTATCAGCACTCCCATCTAAAGTATTTCCTTTAGTCAAATATATATCATATTGCTTATCTACAGAGTTAAATATTATATTAGATAGTACAGGTAAATTGGTATATATAGCTGAGGAAGGTGTAGAGCTTTTTGAATAAAATACTTCAAAATCTGAAACACACGTATTATCAGAATTTCCTAAATGCAAAACAGCTTTTAACTGTGACCTCCTTGAAGAAGATTTTGTAAATATTGATAATTCTATTGTAGCCTGTTCATCTCCTTTTTTGGGGATAGAAATCTTCCATACTCTTGTACTGCCAAGATTTGGCATAAATACTATACCCCCTTCCTCATTTTGAGGAGAAGTACAATTTATTAACTCATTATCATTTAAAAAAGCACTGTTTACAACAGCTTGATTTAGTTCTCCAAATTGACAATTTTCATATCTCAAATGAGCACTTGCTGTAAAATAATCTACTGAATTACCCACATTAGTAAGATAAGGGATTGTACAATTTGTGAATTTCAACCAATAAGTTTGATTTATCCTTAAAGGGGCTGTAAATACACAATCACTTATTGAAACTGCATAATCAGTAGCTGTTTCTAAAGTAGCACTTGCAGAACTTACATCAAATTCATTATTAATGAATTTACAATTAGACATTACAACATTCTTGCAAACTACCTCTGGATTAATTTTAAGATAATCACTTTCAAAATCTATAGCAGCTTTAGGAGCAGTTCCTTTTATTTCCTCTATACCATTTCCTTCAAATTCACAATTTATAATAGACCAATTATATGCAGCGCCAGATATGCCATTTCTTCTTGCATATTTAATTTTAACATTGTCTATAGTTACATTTTTGTTATAACTACCAACTTCTGTTGCAGAGTATATTTTAGTACTAAAATTTAAACAATCCCCAAAGGCATCAGATAATGTAATATCTCTAATTATTATATTTTTACACTCCTCAAACCTAAATATGAGACCAAATTCACCATAATATAATTCTCCAGCAAACAGGTCTGTATATAAGTGGTCATGTGCATCTCCATAGACAGCTCCTGTTCCTTCAATAACTATATTATCTTTCCCTGAAACCCAAAATACAGTATAAACCCCTTGGTTGGTTGGAAGCATTCTTAGCTCATTATTAATAATAAGTCTTGTATTAGACTTGAGATAAAATATCCTTAGAAAGGAATAAGCTTCTGTATATAATAAACTATAATTAGGTCTGACATCATCTCCTAAATTAGCTCTACCCTTGTAAGGTAACTCAAAATAATAGGTTCTATCAGCTTCAAAATGAATAGTATTATTTATATTATCATCAGATAAAGATAATATATTAGTAATTAGTTGATTATTAACTTTATTAGGGGTAGCATCAAATGCAAACCATGAGTCATATATCTCTGGAATATTCCATGTTCCAGTAATGATTATATTTTCTCCAAATATTACCTTACTATTATCTACTGATAATACATTAGCTCCTGCACCATTAAGAGTACCATTTGATATAGTACCACCTTCAAAAAGCAATATACTGTTGTCAGGAACAGTAATAGTCTGAAAGTTTAAACTGTAATCATACTGTACAATATAGATAGTATTTTCTTTAACCAGCATTTGCTGAGTAAGCAAATTAGTATTATAGAATATACCTGTATTTGGATTCTGAACCCTTTGTATATTTTTTCTAAGATACACTCTACCTAAACCTGAATAGTCAGTAGTATTATAGTTCTTATCTGCAAATGTTAAGGAAGCTTGATTCAAGTTATCTACAGTAGCTGTTATATCTTCACTATCTATAATAGATATACCTTGTATTCTCTTAATTAAATCAACCCATAAAGTTGCATTATTCCATTGATTCACTCTTTCTCCTTGAAACTGAAATAGTTTCCATTCTCCATCTTCATCAAGAAAGGTAATAACTTGACCAATCTTTCTACTCTTATAAGGTATTAGTTGAATAGCTTGAGTAAGGCTAATCCTTGATTCACCATACTTATCTGTAACATTAAGAAAGTCTGATACTCCTAACAGAAAGATTTGTTCTATCAAATCCTTCAAGAGTACATTAACATTCTTACCATCTTGTACAAATGCTACTGTCTCATTACCTTTAAGAGGTAGAGAAGCTCCAGCAAACTCAGTATCTTTAACACTATTTGCTAATAGCCACTTCTTTATTTTTCTATAATCTTCTTGTGTAAAAAACATAGTATATTAGTTTGCATCTTCAACCATTATATCTGCCACCTTTAATGCAGACAGAATTGCATTCACCTTAGTAACTACTGTTGCTAACTCAGCTCCAGTAGCTAAATTATCCACATTAGTAGCCTTCTTTACACCTCCTATTGTACTTATAGTTGCAGCAGGAAGAGTGTAAGCTGGAGGTATAGTAGGTTTGTCTGATAAGTCATTATAACTTCCACTTGTAGCTACTGTAGCAAAGTTTGGTTTATTAGTTATACCATCCCAATCTACTGAGCCTTTAATAGCTGCTTGAATGTCAGCCCAACCACTAGGTCCAAAGTACTTTAATGAGCCTTTGAATAACCACATATCATTCTTTGATGCTGGGGCAAATTCTGACTCAATTATACCATTAATTCTTTTCATATTACTTAGTATTATTTGGTTTCTTATTTATTTGTTTCTCTCTTCCAAATATAACCACCTGCTGTCTTTTGCCTACCATTACAGCAAGCAGTTATATGTGTTACTTTTATATTCAATTCTCTTTCTACGTCTGAAATACAATCCCAATATCTTACAAAGATATCTTCTTTAGTATATTGCTTAACCATTTTACTGGCAGGATGGTTTTTCCCAAACTTCCCAAAAGTAGGATTAGTTTCATGTCTACTTTTCCTGATGGAGAAGTATGTTTATATACACAATAATTATTCATTTGATTTCTTTCTAGATTGCCTCAAACTAATTTTATCCTTTAGCTGATTATCCTCTCTATGCTTTTGCTTTTCAAAAGCAAGTTTAGCTTTATCTAAAGCTAGTTTAGCATCAAACTCTTCCATCTTTTGCAATAAATTAGCTTTAGCTTCCTCACTGAACTCAACATCTTCACTAGTCTCCTCATTAGCATATTTACCCATTTGAGCTATTAGAATTGCAGTTTCATTATCTCTAACATTCATAGTATCTTTCAATTGCATTTCAGCTTGTTTCTGTTGCATCTGAGCTTGAGCTATGTTCTGTTGAGCCTGTAACTGTTCTTGTTGAGCTTGTTGTTGTCTTTCTCTAATTTGCTGTTCATCTCTCTCTATCAATCTCTGCTTTTCAGCTAAGCTACTTGAAGTGTAGAGCTTAGTGATAGTGGAGAAGGATAAAGTCTGTGTCTGTAAGGCAGCTTGAGCTAAAGTATCAAGCTTAGCATTTAACTCTTGAGTTCCATTACTATTATCTACTACCAAGCCATAGTCTGCTTCTGCAAACTCATCACCATCAATCTCCATTATTCTAGTTGATGTATCTGATAGTATGTATTGGAACTTGATTGACCTGCCTTTAAGAGCTATCTTAGCTGTTTCAAGGAGACACTCAAGAGTTCTCTTCTTGACATCATCATGTTGAATGAATAACCATTCAGTAATATGTGATGACTGTAGATTACCTCTTTCAACTCCACCTACTGTTTCTCTATTGCTAATCTGACCTTCTCTTTGCTTAGTAATACCTGCAACTTCTGCCATTTCCATCTTGATAAACTCAAGAAGATTGACTAATTGCTGAATGTAATTACCTTGGTCTAAGTTAATACCACCTGTTGAAGCATTATTCATAGCTCCTGCTAGTTTACCAGCAGCAGCACCATAGTTACCTTCTTTAAAAGAGTCTTCTACAAGTATGTGGTTTACTTTAGCATAATACATCCATTTATCTACTTCCCAACCTTTAGGAACCTTAGCTAAATCCATCCTCACTAAAGCACCCCAGTTATTAGCTATAGCCTTGTTCAATCTATCATGAATTGCATCATACAGATAGTTATAAGGTTTCATCATATCTACTAAACTGAAAGGTCTTCCTTGATTTAAGTTATAGATTGAACCTACAATACCAAAGTGGCATCTTGATGGATTAGAGAGTCTGTTATATTGAACTAATCTTGGTCTCATATTAACAAATATCTCATTACCAATCATAGTTCCCTCCCATGCTTCATTAATCCACATTGAGTATTCCTCTTCACCTCTGGCCTTGTTAATCACATAATCTTCTGGATAGAAGTTAAACTCTTCTTCACCTGTTTGTGGATTATATGACTTAACTTTCTTAATCTTTCTCTTACTCTTCCAATATACTCTAAGCACTCTTAAGTTACCAGCCAAGTCATAAGGAAGTAAGGAAGTACCTACACTTTCAGGGAACAAGTTAGCAGGGTCAAAGTAGAAACCATCTGATGCAGTGACTTCATCACCAATCATATTAGCATTAACAAAGCCATATCTCTCATCAATATTATCCATGCTATCTACTGTGTTCTGACCTATATGGTCTGGTAGAGTTTCAATGTATTTAATATCCTTAGCTGTAAGGACATCATAATAAGTATCAATAACTCTCCCTGGACTCCAGTAATCTTCAAGAATAATAATATCAGCATCTTCTATTCTATTGCTATAACCAGATTTGAAGATTCTTACTTTAAGAGGGTTTAATCTCTCAAGTACAGGCTCACCTCCTACTATATCACATTGATATATCTCTTCACCTACTGCCATAGCATCCATAAACCCTTCATTAAACATAAGAGGAATATCATATTCCTTGATATAATGATTAAGAAGTGCATTAGCTCTTATCTCCTTAAGGTCTTGCCATTCATAGGTATAGTAGTCATTAATCTTCTCAAGCTTTTCATTGAATTCATCTTCACTTTGTGAAGTATCACTTACCTCTTCTTGAAGTCTCTGTAATAACTCATTCTTCTTATTGTTCTCTATTTCTGAGATAGCTAAAGGATTAGTTACAACTACTCTAAAGTCAAACACTCTCTTACTTTCTTCACCTCTAAGAAGGTTTAGTTTACTATTCATTATAGGATAGTGCTGTATTCTATCTGGTATAAATCCTGCCTTTAAGTCATCAGGATTAAGCACCAATTGCATATCCTCCATGTTAATTCTACCTCTTAACAGATTATAGTTAATCTGTTTGTGAATAACAGACTTTCTGACAAGACTATAGTTAAAGAATGTCTTATTGTTACCCCATAGTACACAATCCTTTCTCCATTTCTTAGTCTTTTGACTGAATGGGAGCATCTGTCTAGGGAAGTTAGCAAATTCTATATTCATACTCTTCTAGTCTTATTATTAAACACTTGCAAAAGTAAGTAAAATAATCCACCTATGCAATAGTATAAGCGGATTATTTAGACTTACCTACATTCTTTACTAAATTTACTGCCCCCTCACAGCCCATTGAGAGCCTTTGTATAACCTATTATCATAGTTGTCTGAAAAGAACTTATCATTACCAAGATAGGTCTTATCATTAGCCTCAACTCTCTCTTGGCTAAAGTCTCCTTGATATTGTATAACCATGAATTCTCTGTATAACATTAGGGCAATCATAGCTGAAACTCTATCATAGTTACCTAAAGATTCCCATTGAATAGACTCTTGAATAAGTGCTCTACTCTTCATGGTATATAGTCTTGGAACCATCATTTCAGTCTGTTCACCATCTACTATTTGTATAGTAGGAATAGGTGTAAGTAACCAGTTTCTATATAACAACCTACCATAACCATTGATAAACTTATTAGCTGTGTAACCCTTACTGTTATTACCAACTCCAGGCACCTTTGTTATCTCTTTATCCTTCAAGTACTCCAATCTGTCACTAAGTAAATACAAAGAGTTCATTCTATTGAAGTATGCAAACAAACCTTTCTTGTTGTTTTCATAATTATCTCTTGCATTATAGAACATTAGAAGTAACCTCAATTGCTCATAATAATCATCAGCAAATGTAGGTCTACCAGTGTATTCAGCTACTATTTCATCAGTCCATAGGTCTAATATGAAAGTAGATTGAAGTGATAGAGATTCTTTAGCATCATCATCATCTACAGGGTCAGTACCTGCAATATACCTATTATAAGGAACATTGCCACTACTGTCTTTCTTAGGTAGCTGGAATATCTCTATACCTCCTTCAAGCTTATTATCCTTATGTGGGAATTCTCTAATAACATTCCCATCTGATGGTACAAAGTCTGGCTTACCATTCTTAATTACCATTCTACCTGTATAAACATCATCATAGATATTAGGATTAGCATCAAGCTCATTCTTCCTGTCACTTAACTGTGCAGCAGGGAATAGAGAAGATTCCTTTCTCATAATAGCTTCTTGAATAGTCAAAGGTCTCTCAGCTACTACCTGAGTTAGTCTGGCAGGGTCAGTAGAGTTATACTTAACTATGTATCTCTTCATCAGAATATCAAGTATAGTAGCTACTACATCTGATACTCCATTTTCATTATAGAAACCACCTCTATTTAAGTAAGCTCCAAAGAAGAATACAGTCTCACCTTTGCCATTAGCATTCTTGTCATAGATATTAGGCAGTGCATAGATGTTGTAACCTCTTGGATTATAAAGCATCTGTAAAATACCATAGAAGTTACTATTATGAGTTATAATACCATTTCCAAGATATGTATGGGTATTACCAGCTGATAGATTATATACAACTTTTCTACCTACATGTTTAATACTCTTTATAGTTTCATACTCAAATTTATTTTTTCTCCATCTCTTCTTATTAATATTTATATTATAAGCTTCATCTAATCTATCCTGTTTATATCCTACTAATAGATTAACAGAATCATGTAGTGCTATAATGCTATCCCTACTAGAAATTTCTATAGAATAATAGGGATTTTTATCCATAATTCTCTTTATAGATTTAGAAAGAATATTAGCATAAACTCCTAACTTGATTAAAAGCAATTGTATTTGCTTTGCCAACTCTATATTAGAAGTAGCTATAGATACTGTAGTAGAAGGAAGTCTATTACCTTTATTGCTTCTATAAATATTTATATTACCATCAGTATCTATAAGACCAGCTATAAGATTGGCTACATCTTCTCTAGAAGCTCTAAATATAGCATCTGGCAATCTTTTATTATTGCCTGATTGACCATGTATCCCTAGCTCTCTTAATTCATTCCTAATACCTTTAATTCCTAAGGTTTCACACAGTTTATTATCTACTGTAGTATAAGATTTACCATATATAGATGTTTTATACTTACTTCTTATATAATCTTTAATTTCCTCATCACAACTTATTATTCTAGGAGATTCTAAATATGTACCATCTCCAATTAGGAGACCTACTAGTCTAGCATCAAACATAGGTTCGTTAGCAAATACTGGAACCTCATTACATACAGCTACTAAATCACCTTCTTTTAGTTCTCCAGCAGGTATCCATTCCCATACTCTTACTTCATTGTAGTCATACTTATTACTTGCATATATAGGATGGTCTATACTACATTCAAGATTTCTTAAAGAATTAGTTGTAATATCCACACATTCTTTTAATGTTGGGGTATTAATATGTTCTACATTCTCAATAGAATACTTAGAATCTTCAATATTATAACCTATAATACCATCAGAATCAACCAAATTTTTAATATATTTCACATCACCATTAGATGTAAATACTTGATTATCACCAGTTAAGCATCCTTCTGAACCTCCAGTACCAATACCTATTTGCTGACCCCATGTCTCTTTACCTTCTCTAACAGAAGGTTCATTAGTAGTCCAAGCCACTTGAAACTTAGGGAACTTACCTATCTCTTCATATATAATTCTAGCTGCTCTACTACCTCTAGCCTTCTCTGGGTTATCATTAGTTGTTACTCCAAATACACTATTTCTAGTTCCTTTCTTAAGCCCAGTTTCAGCATCAAGATAACCCATTTCCCAAGTCATCTTATCAAGTGAAGAGTATAGTCTTCTAGCTGGCCACTGCATTAACTCTGCATTCAAGTCAGCACATGCTTCAAACTTCTTTAGAGTACCATCCTTATCACTAAGAGTACCCTTTTCAGCAGCTAATATGAAAGCATTTACCTTCTTATTATAGTTCTCATTCTCCCCAACTATGAAATCTTTACCTAACATAGAAGCACAAGAGAATGACTTTGAAGCACCTCTAGTAGCTATCTGAATAGCATCTTTACCCCCATCCAAATCATATAATCCACCATATCTTGCTTGATGTACATAATGGAACCACAGATATGCACCCTCCCATGCTTTAGGAGTAGATGTTACTCTGTTTACAGCTTTCTTCTGACCTTCAATCTTCTCAGTAAGTTCAATAGGCATGTAATTCAAATAGAAATACATATCACCTGTAATCCATTCACCATCAGAAGGTCTAACCATACCATACCAACACCTTTGAGTTTCTCTTCTCAACCACTTCATATAGTCTGAATTAGGATTACCATTAGGTCTAAGGTCAGTATATTTACCAGTCTTTTTCTTATGTAAAGCCGTCTCTCTAAAGTAGTCCATATCCTCAAGGATATGGGGGTTAAGTAAATCTACAATTATTTTACCATCAGCATCCTTAGGCATATCTTTAGCTCTTTTCCTCTTAGGAGATATTAGTCTTTTAATAAACTCCACATTATTCACATAATCAAAGAATTGCTCTTGAACTTCTTTAGGGTATCTTTCAAGTAACTCATCAGTGATTGGTGTTTGGAATTCATTAGTTTCCAATAGTATTTTCATTGTATTCTCCCTTTACTATTTTATCAAATATATCAGTGTTTACTATCCCAAACAGTGTTTTAACTACTTGTCTTTCAAGGTCTAAAAGTACCTCTTCTTCTTGAGAAGATACTAATCTACCTTGATAACTATGAGTAGTTAATATATAGTTTGTTGGTCCATTGACTACAAATATCTCTACTATTGCAACCTTATAAGCTTTAAAATGCTCAGAAGGTTCTATGTGTCTTTTCAGTACTAGAAAGGATTTAACTTCTAGGAGCTTAGATTTTCTAATATCCTCTATATACTGATTTAGTGATTCTACTACATCTTCTATTCTCATACCTTATATCTCCATTTATATCCTGCTGCTGTTTTATATCTACCTTTTAGGCAATTTGATATTGAGCCTGTACCACAACCTAGACTGTTAGCTGCATCAGATACACTATTAAACTCAGCTAATATCTGTCCATTTTTAGTTAATTGAATCACTGGCCTTCTAGCAGAAGAATGTCTCTTATTTACTTTATTATCTAATATATTATCACCTTCTTTAAGAAATACATATCCTTTTGCTTGAGTTTAAAGCCATAGTTATATTAGTTTCGGGTATACCTAATTCTATACTTGCTTTATGAATTGAAATATATGCTCCTACATAATTTCCACCTGTGTCATATACTATTATAGGTATTCTTTTAGAAATACCTAATTCTTCATACCCATCAGATATATTATAACTGACTCCTAGGCTTTTATACTTCTTAATCAGGGTACTTTCTATCTCTAGAGCTTCTCTATTTGAGAGGTAATTCCTATGTATCTCTTATTATTAAAAAGATTAACATGCTCATATACTATAAATTTTAATTCCATAATTGCTTAATTTACAGTTAGTTACTAAAGCCCATCCTCCAATATAGTCTTTTCTTTCTGACCTCTCATCTTGTTACTTTCTACTATCTCTTGAGCTACTATTCTTTCAGCTTTCATTAAGTCTTCAGCTAATGAGGGAACTAACTTAATAGAGGAAGTTACAGTGTTAAGGGGGTATTTAGGCTTATTCTTATCATCCTCAGCAGTAAGGTCTATATCTCTTAAATATTTCCTTAACTTATCAACTGCTACTCTAGTGTCTTCTAATAGAAGAGATGATGTAGTAATTACTGAGTCTCCATAAGACTTCATCGCTTCTTGTACTATCTTATCAGGTTTCCAATTCTTAGGTAAACCTTCCTCAAGTACTATCTTCTCTGACCTATCAGCTAAGTCAGTCAAGTAAGAATAAGTACTTCTAGGGTCAACCATAAAGTAGATATAGCCTAACTCAGCTAGTGCTCTTCCCTTGCTTTGGGTCCTATCTCTATTCCATAAAGTTCTAATACTCTTTATAACAAGAGCTTCTGGCTCTATAGTAAGAGTATAGCCTTCAAATTTCATTAATCTCATAGGTATATAAATTAAAAAAGCCCAGCCTATTCATTAGGCTAGGCTTGTTATTAGTTTAATTCAAGTCTGGGTTTACCCTTAAGGTGTTCCTCAGTAACAATTGTAGGATTGGGGTCAAAGTCTTCAACTTCTTCATATTCCTCAACTACATAATCGACATCTCTGTCTTGTAACTTCAAGTAAGGCTTACCATCAAGTTCAATGACATCAAATTGATACCTCATCTCTGATGAGTATTCCTCCATGCCAGTCTTTAATGAGTCTGGCTGATTAGGCTTCTTAACTTGTACAGGTTTCATAAATCTTGTAGGGTCAATATGTACTAAATCACCTACTTGAATACCATTCACATGCGGCCCTACAGCTACTACTGTCTGGAACTCATCAATTGATTTCTTAATCTTTCTTCCATCAATTAAGCTAGTTCCTTTGATATACATATCCTTTTCCTCAAACATGTTCATGGTTGTAATCAAACCAGTGAACTGAGGTCTAACTTTCTTTATTACTTTCATTTCTTATTCTATTTATGTACTTAAATCTTTCTTTAACTCCTTTCATCCTTTCATAAGTGCAGGTAAGTTTGCCTAGGGAAGGTATGTTAAAGTTACTTCTTAACTTGTTAAAGTCCTCTTCACTCAAGTCTTCTTTCAAAGGTAAGTCTGTAATAGACTGCCTTATAAATAACCAATAGGACTCATAAGCCTTCTTCACTACTTCCAAAGGAAGGTTCAGCTCCTCAGATACTCTCTTTAATATCTCTTGATAACTCATTGAATATCAAATAAAAGCATTAGTTTAAATGAACCATTTTCATCAGTGATATTAGGTATGAACCTTGGATTTATCCTATTATCTATGATGACTTTGTTCCTTCTCAGCTTTCCCATAATCACTTGAAAGTGAGCAAGAGTTATGTTACTCTCTTCTCTTACTTTCTTCTTTGTATCTTCTGACATTACTACTTTATCAAGTATAACAGAGTCTGATATTACCTTACTAAGTAGGTATCTTTCATAAGTAAAGGCAGTGATTACATCAATCTCTCTATCAGTTAACTTGTGAAAAGGCTTTAAGAATTCAAACCAGTATCTAAAGAACTTCTTTAGTGAAGTGGGTATCCTAATTACATTATTAACAGCCACTTCCATAGTTATACTCCTTATTCTTCTGGTGTTTCTTGTTCTGGTTGAGTCATTAAGAACTCAATCTCTTGAGCACATTTACTCTTGAACTCAGTAGTAAGATACTTGTTATCTTCTGTGATTACTTTGAATAGATAATCTAATCTCTTGAATAGATTAGTCATATTCATTTCCTCAATAACACCTCTCAATTGCTTATTCTCTTCAAACAACTTTCTGTCTTGTTCAGACATTTGGTGCAACATACCAACTAACTGCTCTCTAGTTAACTCTTGAGGAGCATCTTGCTTGCAACCACCAGTAGTGCAAGTACCTTCAATCTTTAATTCTTTTTCCATTCTACTCTTATTTCTTAGTTACATAACTACCACCATATACAGTTCCATACTTCTTCTCCCATGTATGTATATCTGTTTTGTCTGTTTTAGTGCAGCCACACTTATCACAGTATGGTTGACCATTTACATCTCTTATTGCAAGAGATAAACAATGTGTGCAGTATTCTACAGGTTCATTGTTATAATCAGATTGCTTGTCCTGTAAGTCTTCCATAAATATTCTTCTTAGTCTCATTCATTACTCTACTGTGAGTACCTTTTCTAGTATAGGTATTAGCTCTGTTATTAAAAGGTCTCTTAGGTACAAGAGTACCAAACTTAGTTACATCACCTCTTCTCATTGCTCTTGCAACTGACTTATACTTAGTTACAGCTTCAAAGATAATCAAATTCTTTAGAATTTCAGGTCCTGCAACTAACACTTCTCCCATTTCTCTTTCCATGTTTTCTAAGTTTACTTGTAATATACTAGAACATACTGACCTCTCTCACTAAGAAGAGCCACTATATTCTCTCTTTTAATCTCTAATTTATTAGCTCTTTCTACAATAGCTCTAATGCTGTTCTCAGCAAATGCTGTCATATATGCAGCTTTAACTTCTTCTTTCTCTCCCATAGCTATATTGCTTTTAGTAACTTCTTGAGCTTCTTGTAGGAATTGAACCCACATGACCTCTTTATAAGAGAGGCATAATAACCTTTATATGAAAGAAGCATTAACTTAGTAGCTTAGGAGGGAGTTGAACCCTCACTTGTACAGGGTTTAAGTCTGTTGTGTCTACCAAGTTGCACCACTAAGCTATTAGTAAGGTCTAATATCACACAAGCTAAATAAATACTTGTATTGATTAACCTCTTGAATGAAAGTCTCACACTCAGACTTGATACCAACATAGATTGTTTCTTGGGGAATCTTATCATAGAAAGCTAGTGTATTACTCCTAACTTCTTCAATGAAGTCCATTGCATTTAGTGCATCACTAGGGACTCCTTTAATAACATTAGGCTGCATCTTACCTAAAATTCCCATATAACCTTCTGCTAGAATATCTTGAAAGTCTTCGACTTTCTCTAGAAAGTCATCTAAGTAAACATGAATATTCTTCTTAGGTGCTGCCCAGTGAAGATTCTTACACTTTGTCTTGTAACCTTCTAGTTTATTTATGAAGTTAATAAAGAATTCTGCACCATTAAATGATGTTTCATTTACCTCATTATCCTCAATTGGAGTTAGTAAACCATATTCCATATATCTCTTTGTTTTGATGTTATAAAGGTATGTATTTTAATTGAACTATACAAGTAAATCACATACTTTTTATTGTTAAAAAAAAATGTTGTAGTAGGAAGCAAGGGAGTCGAACCCTTAGAAGTATTTCTACTTATGGAGCCTAAATCCATTGTGTCTCAACCAGTTGCACCAGCTTCCCATTTAGTTTATCCTAGTCTCTAATCTAGTCACCACTCATAAACTAAGAGCAAGCATTTCTATTGAAGTTGAGGTAGAGGGACTCCAACCCACACACCACTTTTATATGATTACTAGTAGTTTTCAAGACTACTGCCTTGGCAATTAGGCTTACTCTTCCAGTTAGTTGCAAGTAGTGGATTTGCACCACTGATGTCTCCCCTATACTGGGAGTGAGGTTACTACTTCTCTAACTTGCTAAACCTTGATTGACATTGATTACATTCTCTTATTGCACTCAAGAATCTTTCAGAACCAAGGGTGTTAAGCATTGCAAGATACTTAACAGTAACTCCTTGCATAGTTACCTTTGCAGTCTATGAGGGAATTGAACCCTCCATCTCCACATTGACAGTGTGGCATGTTGAACCTCTACACCAATAGACTATTATGTATTGGGTATGGGATTTGAACCCATATTACCACCTTGAAAGGGTGGTGACTTAACCAATTTGTCCAACCCAACATTTAAAAAATAACCACTACTATCTTCACAGACCAGAGTGGTCTAAAAACATGAAATCCAATTTATCCCATTGTAGTTCATTTACATTATGAAATAGAAAATCCAAGTACAGGGAGTGAGACTCGAACTCACAAGGTCATAAAGACAATAGTTTAGAAGACTATTACGCTTCCATTACGTTCTATCCCTGCTTATATCTATAATAATATCTTGCTTTTAGACTTATAAGTATCTAATTGAGAGTCACAATTAGGACATATACATCTAAGGTTATCTCTTCTATTGTTTGAAGCATTTCCATCTATATGGTCTACTATAAATACCAATTTCTTTTCATTCCATATAGGAGATATACCACATATATCACATTTATTTCCCTGCTCCTTTAATATTGAATAAAGAGGGAGAATAATTAGCTCTCATTATTGAGCTATCTCCTACTTTTATCTTGTTGTATGCCTCTTTATGTCTATAGCTAATTGCTGACATTTGTGAGAGCAGTAATGGTTAGAATTAGACTTCCTTAACTTGTACTCCCTCCCACAAGTCTTACAGGTATTCATATTAACTTTAACTAGACCTTTATTAAAATTCTCTGAGTTATTTATAACTCTCCTTTTAGGCAATTCCATTCCAAATTTCAGTGCTCTTTTCTTTATAGCATTGCCTGACACATTAAACATCCTTCCTATTTCTTCATAGGATTTTTTCCTCTTCTAATATTAATCTCTCTAAAGTTTCTTTATTATTTTCTATCATATCTATTAATCAACAGTTACCCCAGCAGGGATTGAACCTACATTATATGAGCCAAAATCATATGTAATAACCCTTTATACTATGGGGTAGTATCTCTTATCAAATGACTCTGCAAAGGTAAGTAAAATTATTGATATATGCAAATAAAATGCAATATATTCTAGTTAACAAATGTCAAGCCACTGATAATCAAGTTAGTCTGTAGCACTAGAAGAGTATTAACAAGTGACTTGTCTACTTAAATACATGACATCATACCTTAAGTCCTGCTAACTTATTAGCCCAAGCTTCTGTATAGAAGTGATAATAGTTGGCATCTTTACACTTATTCTTATGTAATGCAGCATGTATTATTGATGGAATACCTACTACAATAAGGTATAATGGACCTAGTATTTTACTCTGCTTAACATGACCTGTTTCATGCTGAATTGTCTTTGATAAATCACTGTATCTTTGATATACAAATATGTATTTACCAAGAGTAACTCCACCATTACTTCTTTTTAGGTATATACTATACTCAGAGTCTGCATTTATATTTGATATTATATCATTCTTAATAGCATTCTTATAGATTATACCACATAGATTCTGTGGTAGTTGCCATATCCAATCTTCTATAAATTTCCAAACTTTCTTCATAGTTATATAGTTTAGTGTCTAATATTTCATTGCTTTGCAAAGGTAAGTATAATAAATAACATGTGCAAGTAATTATAAAAGTTTAACTAAGTGAGTTAAGGTAGGGGGAGTGTTAGACCTAACTTCTAATTTTTTTTTTTAGAATATTTATCTATGTGAGTTAAGGTAGGGGGAGTGTTAGACCTAACTTCTAATTTTTTTTTTAGAATATTTATCTAT